AGCATTATGGTTCACCAAATGGGTTAACTTCTGTGAAATCTATGATTGAATCCGATTCAGATTCAATTCTGGAATTATCAATAATATCTTCAAAAGGACTATTATCAAAGGCAGTATCACTAATCAGACCTGCCGTGGTGTAATATGCACCACTTGTTGCACCAATAGTATTTGATGCATTGGCAAAAGAACCAATTACACGATACACATCCAGTTTTCTAGTTGCACCTTTTGTCCATGTGTGAACAATTGCAGTTGCAGTAGCATTGGCAACAGTTCTATCTGGAGATTGGAATACTACCTCATCAACAAGGTATGTTCCTGTACCAACTGTCAAACTCATGTTCAATTGGCTTCTTGCATAGTTATCTCTAACTTGTTCATCAACTTCTTCAACACCAGTTGAAATAACTTCATTAGAAAATACAAACTGTTTCATTTTTAATGCAAAAACATACACATTACTTCCACGACCTCGACCTAAAGTATACATCATTGCTTGGTCATTTTCATGTTCAACAAAAGTAATTTCAAAGAAATTTTGAACTAATGGAATATAAACTAAGTCACCTTCTCTTGGATGCAATAGATTAGATGTGCCTGTTGCATATTTAAATCTACGGCGAGAAACTAACATTGTAACTTCATCACGGATTTCTAAACCAAATTTAGAAATAAAATCTTGTTCACCATCCATACCTGTAACATTCTCTAGGTACATTTCAATTGGATATGCAGTTACATATTGTTTGAGTGTATCTTCACCATAGAGATAATCTATTTGGTCACGACTGGTTCTTGGAAGGTAAAAAACATCCATACCATGGATTTGCATGGCTTCAATAACCAAATCCTCAACGAGCAATTGCTCGGAAGTAATTTGTTGAGCTGGAAAATTATTGAAATAAAAATTTGTTGGCATTCATTATCCAGTAAAGATTTCACTAGGAAGACTATTGAAATTAAACATTTCTTCTTCTATCTTATCAATTTCTGCTTGCGCTTCATCCCATATCTCTTTACCGTTTAATGTAACACCACCCGGCATTTGTATGCCACCAAATTTTTTCAAGTTCTCACCCCATTGTCTTTTGATGAGAGCAGTTGCATACTTTTTCAATATTCGGTCATTCCAAACATCAGAGATACCCGCAGTTGTAACCGAAACATTATCCAACACAGAAGATAATGGGTTAATTACTGTCATTTGTGTGGCAGAATTGATATGACGAATTTGTTTAGATTCACTACCAATAGTAATGATATCATTTTCCAATACTTCTTGGTCAAATTTTGTACCATATCCAGTAATAGTATTTGATGTTGTATTGCCGGTAACACTACCAGTCAATGTGATTGTATCTGGTATTAATTTACGATAACATTCAATCACAACATACTCGCCTGTTTGTAAATCTCTATCCCAATCAATGTCTAAAAATACTTTATTTTGGTGACGATTGAAACGAAACTGAGGTGTACCTGCAAACAATAATTGCAAAGAACGAATATGTTGCATTGTGATTTCATATGAAACATAACTTACCGATGTAAAATCGTATAAGTCGTGTAAACGCAATTGATAACGCAAATCAAACATATTAATGGAAGAATTTGAATCATCGAAAGGCAAAACACCAGTTACAGATGTTACCGCATCTGGACAATAAATCCAACGGCGGGACCTATCAAGGTCTGTAATCTTGTGTTTCATATAAATTTTTTCAACGCCATCCCAATGATAGTCATTAAAAAATGTTAACGCATCATCAATACGATCCTCTATTTGGTCGTCATCGACATTAATCTGCAACACCGGCCAACCTAGGCGGCGCATACAGTAATCTTTAAATTGTGTTCTTGTTGATGGAGTTGCCATAATTGTTATTTATCCTAGTGCAATTGAGAGTGCCAACACATCAGCAAGTGAAGCTGCAAGTTGATTATTAGTATAAACGGCATCAGCATAAACATTACCTTTAACACCAAGTCCATTTTTAATTACAACACCACCAGTTGTGTTTGAAGTTGAACTGGTTTGAGTTGTGATTGTTAATACAGAGTTACCTTTGTTTGAATTGAATCCACCAGGATAATGTTCAATAGAGTTAAATATACCAGTAACATCTGTCGCAATAATTAAGTTACCTGATGTGCCTGAATTTGCAGGCGCTGACATGAGTAAGTAACCTTCGTTTCTTCCTGTTGTATTATATCCAGACTGAGAATAGTTATTGGATGTAATACCCATATCAATCCAACCAGAGCTGTCATTACCATTGTTTGGATATGCAGCCCAATCGGCAGATGCATTAGAAGTATTTGAATAGTTTATAACATAGTTTTGAATGTAGCTGTTTGTATTACCAATAGCAGCAAAGATTGGATTAGTTGCACCGGCTAAAACTGGTCCATCTTGTAAACCTGCAACAACATCTCCACTAGTAAATACATTTGAAGCATAGACATTACCTGCAACACCAATACCACCTGCAACTGTTAATGCACCAGTTATATTTGATGTTGATGTAGTTGTATTTGAAACATATAATTGTGATGCACTATTAACAGTAATTATTGAACCACTATTTGCTAAACCACTAGATGCGGCACCAGCATTTGCAGTATATTGTTTTGAACCATCTGAAAACTGAATGTAACCACTTGAATTTGCAACAAACACATTTGAATAGATTACATTTGCACCTGCAATTGTACCGCCTGCGCCTGAACCAGTTGTAATACTAGTTGCAGTTAAATTTGTTGAAACATTAATGTTCTTTACATTAAGTGTTCCAGTAGTTTTATTAAAATTAAATGTGGAATTTGTACCAAACGAACCTGCATCATTAAATTGAATTTCAGTTGTTAAACCGGCAGGCTGGGTTGTCCTAATCGAACCTAAAGTATTCGATGAAGTTTTGAAATAAAGGATGCTATCAGCGTAGTTAAGAGATAACTCGCCGTTTGCTAATACGCCTAGAGAGGGAATATTACCCGTTGCACCAGATTGTCGTAGTGCAATTACTGTGTTTGCCATTTAGAAGGATCCGCCTTTAGATAATGTTTTTGTTTCTTCATTATCAAAGGTAACTTCTGATGGTGTCTCCTCTACAATCGTTTCTTGGGTGATGCCTAATTTTTTCTTTGCAGTCTTTGGTAACATTTCTTCCAACTTTGCAATATATTCTGTTTGTTCTTTTAATTGTTTTTGCAAAGCAGATAACCCTTCGGTTAATCGTTCAATATCACGGCTTTGTTCATTCAGAGAAGTTTGTAAACGATACCTTTCGGCATCTGACTTATTCGCACTTTCAATTATATTGTTTTTATTATTTAGCTCTTGTGCTAAACCAACATTTTCATTTTGTATTTGGACTAAAGATTCTTTTACAACCTCGAATTCCGAAATTTGTCTTTGCAATTCAGGCACCAATTGATTTTCCTCAGCGAGGTGTGCAATTTGTGCCTGAAACAAAATGTTTTGTTTTACTACCGCAACGAAGTTTTCAATCGCAGCTTCATTATATTTTGTTAAAAATCTTATATCGTTCATAATAAAAACCTTTCATAATATTAGAAATAACCACCGTTAAGGTGTGCAAATGTTGGAATACCAGATGAGTTGATTTGTAAAACATGACCTTCAGTAGAAGATGCAACAGATTGTAATGCAGCTGTTGAAGTTACACCACCAATGATAACACCGTTTGCAGTATAAGAATTGAATCCTGTACCGCCTCTTACGATGCCTAAGATACCTGAAGAAACTTGTGAAGTGTCAATCGAAATTGCAGTATTTGTAATACCACTTACACGACCATATGCATCAGTAGTGATTACTGGAACATAAGCAGCATTTGCGTAAGTACCGGCAGTACCTGTGTTTGCAACGGAGATAAATGCAGTTCCGTTAGATGTTAAGAACGCACCAGTTGTATATGTTGTATTGTTTGAACCACCATTTGTTAATGGCAACACACCTGTGACACCAGTAGTCAAAGGCAATCCAGTTGCACTTGTCAATACTGCAAATGATGGTACACCAATGTTAGGTGTTGTAAGAATTGGACTGGTGTTCATTACAACGGCACCAGAACCAGTATATGTTGAGAAGTCTGTTAGACCAAATTCCCAATCAGCCGCAGTTGTTGATGCAGTTCCAATACATGTCACCATTGCAGTTGTGTTTGATGGTATTGTAATAACTGCATTTAATCCAGAAGATTGAACTGCTAATGTTCCTGTGCTATTATTAACAATGTGGAATGTCCAACCAGTTGTTAAAGTAGAAGTTACAGGTAGAACAACAGTTTGTGTAGTTGAACCTGTAAACTGTTGATAGTAAGAACTTGTGTTAGTTAATGTAGTTGTACCTGCTGCGGTTGCAGTAGATGTATAACCCATCAAGTTTGCCATTGCAGCAGGTGCGGTATTTGCACCTGTACCACCATCTGCGATAGCAATTGCAGAAGCAAGACTTGAAACAGTACCACCAGTTAAGTTTGCACGGATAGTGGCAGTATTTGCAGCAGTTAAAGAACCGGATGCAAGCACATTTGATGTTGGGTCTGTTGTTAACCCTTTGAACAAGAAGAAGTTGCCCGCAGCTTGTCTTACCAAACCGTGATAGGTAGCCGCAGCACCTGTATTTGCAACACCATAGAAACCAATATCAAGAACATCACCAACAGTATTATTGGCAGCAAGTTTAATTAATGAATCAGTAGTTACAACAGTTGATGTGTTAACGATTGTTCTTTCACCTTGAACAATCAAATTACCTGTAACAGACAAATCACCTGCAATTGCTTGAGCACCAGAGGTACGAACAACAGTATTATCGAGGTCAAATTTTACATTGTTATTTGCGGCATAAACAGCAGAGGTGATACCATCACCACCTTGGAAGTTTACTGTATCTGTTCCCAATGCATAGGTATCTGATCCAGAGTCACCAGTAACACTCAATGAAGTTGAAATTGTTACATTGGCTGCGGAAGTAATACGACCTTTTGAGTCAACTGCAAAAGTAGGAACTTGTGTTGCGCCACCGTATGTACCAGAAGTAACACCTGTATTACCAAGTATTAATGGAATGTTTGCATTTGCAGAACCGTCAACAGAAATAACACCGTTTGCATCACCAGATACACCAATGTTTCTTGCAGTCTGCCAAATAGTTGCGGTATTTGCATTACCAAATAATGCAGAACGGATATAAGTGGCAGAAAAACTACCATCTGATGCTCGTTTTACGATTACATTGGCGGTGTTAGCACTTGTTGCCTCATCTACACGGTCTACATAATATTTACCACCGACAAGAATCGGAGTTTGGTTAGTGCCACCGACAAATAGTTTTCCTGAGGTATTAGAATACGCAGGTTCTGCGACATTAAGTGTCGTTGGTGCTGCGGTTACTTCAGACCATTTTAGTTGAATTACGGTATTTGCCATTTTTTGTCCCTTTGAATAGGTTTCTTATTCTTCTTTATTCGTTATTTATGCTGAATCGGTATTTAGAAACTACCACCATTGATTGTTCTTAAACCTTTTTCTCCTACATACCTGTAACCTGTAATATAGATTACTTTTGAACTTGTTAAGGCCGCTGGTATCGGAGAAGATCCAACAAAGTTTAAAATACCGGCCTGATAATCAAAAAACCACTCACCAACGCCAGCAATACCAGCGTCAGATAATTGAGTTCCTGTTGCCACCACATTTGCAACCGCAGCTGTATCTGCATAGACTTTAATAAAATAACCACTGCCAAATTCTGGCGGTATCCAATCAGTCAGTCTTGTTTGCCAAGTAGGATAAACACTACTTGTCGGTGTTGTTGTATTATCTGCAACACATTGTACCGCAGTTCCATTTTGATATATTGTAACTATACTTGTGTTTGATGCTGGAGGAGATGATGTAATTTCATCCGATTTTGTCCAAGCATTATCAAGACGAATTAAAGTTGGGCTAGAGTTAGCCTCATTACTTGCGCCTTTAAGTGCGCTAGTATCCGTCTTTGCAACACCAGATAATTTTTTATAAAGTAAATCTACTTTTTGTGCGTCAGAATATGCCATTAATTACTCGCAGATTGTAAAGTCAAAGCAGTTACAGTTTGACCGCTTGTGAGTTTAATACGAACATAAATTTCATTTGTTGAGGTGCTTGAACTTGATACAGTACCAAATGTGCAAGTCTTTCTGTGATTAGTAACTGCTGAATTTAAAGTTACTGTACCACCTACTGATGCACCACTTGACGGTACTCCAGAACCACCATATGCGAGAGACATATCGATCCAACCATTTGTTGCGGCCGCAGCCGTATCAATTGCACTACCTGGTAATGCAACCCACATACCTGCAATTGTTCCTGTAAATTGAATATCAAATTTAGAAACTGCCGTTCTCACAAATCTAAATGTAAAGTATTGAGCACCTGTTCGACCTGTGCTTAAATTAGGACCAACTGGTAAATATCCAGTTGAATAGTTTGTTTGGTCATGTTTTAGTGTAGCTGCAACAATCGTAGCATCATTTGCAGTTAGTGTGCTTGATTGACTGTTGAATAAAGCCGCACTGGCAGTATATGCCGGAGTATCAGTAGTTCCAGGATTGATAATTCTTGCCGCAAGGCCTGAACCAGTACCAACAGTTGAACCAAAGGTAACTGTGGTTTCTTCCATTGCACTTGCCGTACCTGTCTTATACAGAATTGTATTTGCCAATGCAGTTGTAAATGCTTGAGAAGCAGTAGAGTAACTATTGTCTACCGTGACACTTGGACCAGTCGCAGACGAACCGAATCCAGAGATGATAGTCGATGTAGAGTTAACAACAACTGAACCACTGGAGACAAGATAGTTTCTTGTTAATGGGTATGTTATACCGACAAGAGGGTAAGTATTACTTGTGGGTGCACCAAACGCACCGCCGGCAGTTCCAGTAAAGAATGTATTACTAGTTGGGAACATATCACCACTTAACTTAGATACATTTACACCTAATAAGAATGTGGTTGCACTTGTATAGTGTGGAACTGTGCTTGAATAGATTACGGTTGTTGACGAAGGAACAATTGTTGGGGTTGCAAATGTTGGAGAACCAGGTGCGGAATCATCGTAGTACCAAGATACAGTAGAAGTGTTTGAACCACCAGAATGAGAAAGATAAATTTCATTCCAACCATTAGAAACTGTACCAGAACCTTGTGCATCAAAACTTCTCCAAAAATTAGTATAAGAAATAACACCAGTTAATGCATAGTCTTTACTATCTGTAATAATTAAATCACTATATGTTCCGTTTGCAGAAGATGCCGTAAATGTAACTGCACCTGTTGCCACATTGTTTTTAACAAGAGTTAATGTGCCAGATTCTCCTGGTCCAACATTATCAAATGTGTTTGTGGTATATGTTGCGGCTCTACGAACAGAAGTTACTGTTGAACCTCCTGCAACTGATTTACCACCCGTTACTGTTCTATCCGTTTGTGTAAAGTTTGCCATTCTGTATGTTGACAAACTGCTCACACTTAATGATACTGAATTTGGAAAAGCACCAGGAGACTGTGGCACTAATTTGCCAAGAATCTGATTAATTTGTGCAAGACCATCAGTTACTTTTGTTGTTGTAGTTAATGTGACTGCATTACTTACTAAAAGACCTGTTGTGTTTGAACCAAGAACAACTGTATTACCATAGACATTATTTGCAGAAGTACCTGCATTATTAGCCGCAATAAAAGCGGCATCTAATCTGGCTGCATCTGCAATACCATAGAATGTTGTGCCATCAGAAGAATATACCCATCTATCATCTGTCTCATCCCAAAGCAATGATGCGTTTGCTAATACACCTCTATCAACTTCAATACCTGCATTTGCAATTGGTGTACCAGATTGACTGATAGCCGCATTGAGTGTGATGATGTTGTCTTTGATTAATACTGTTTCTGTATTTGCGTAAACAGTATTGCCAAGTATTGTTAGATTTCCAGATACAGTTACATCACCTGAAACTGTACCACCTGAAGATGCAAACTTAGTATTGGCGGCATCAAATGCGGCCTGTGCCAAAACATTGGCAGAATTCGCTTTAGTAAAACCAGATTGCGCTAATGTATTTGCTAAGTTTGCTTTACTAAAAGCGGCTTCTGCGGTAATATTTGCAGTATTGGCTTTATCAAAACCAGATTGTGCCAATATGTTGGCAGCGTTAGCCTTATCATATGCCGGTTGTATGAGTGTTGATACATTGGCAAGAGTTGCATTGGAAGTATTTGCAAGGGTAAAGACCGCATTGATTCTGTTAATGTATTCTTTACCACCAATAATGATAGCACTATCACTATTGGCATTACCAATGAATAAAGTATTACTTACATACGAATACGCTGGTTCACCAATATTTAATAATGCTGGTGCGGCATTCGCTGTGGAATACTTTAGTTGAATTACTGTATTTGACATTAAAATCCACCGCCTTGCAAGGAGGTAATATTATTGGAATTTAATGTAATTGCTTTTACAACATATTTGGATGTTGTGGCATCATAAACTAATGTTTCGCCGTCATTAGGATCCGTTGCATCTACATTGGTTAAATTTCCCAATGATACGCTAGTAGTTGGTGCAATAGTAACAGAAGAAACAACTGTCTTTGTTGGTTTTACTGTTACGACTAAGGCTTCATTTCCTGCCATATATTACCTCGTAACTGATGGAAGAACTGTAACAATTCCTTCAATGATTCTTGTTTTTAAATTTGAACCGCTTGTAATTAACACATCATAAACATATCTACCTGAAGATATATTAGCGGTATTGGCAGCAGTCATGGTCATAGTAATTTGACCAGCTGCGGCATCCGAAACAACAATTGTAAAACTTGTTGCGGTTGTTGAGTAATAGGATTTCCGCATTTGAGCGGCAACAGTATAACCGGAAAGATTTAATACGCCACCGACTGAATCTTTCAGGTCAAGAACAGCATTGTAGTTTGCGCCTTGTTCAAGCGTGAGTTCGACAAATCCGGCCAAAATTTACCCCTTATGTGTTGTTGCTAACTATTTAGTCAAATCAACAACCGCAATAAGGGGCAGAGAGGGATTTAAAGGTGGAGTGCGGTGAGTGATTCTTCTTCGCCAATGTAACCTTTTGGAAATACATTGAATGCTAAACTAGTTCGAATATTTTCACCTTTTTTAGATTCAACCATATGTGTAAGACTAGAAGGAAACAACATAATATCACCCGTCTTAACTTGAAAGAACCATGAATCGGATGTCCAAAGGTTAAATGTATCAGTAGGTATTTTTATTTGTTGATACCCATCTTTGAAGAAATAGATTTTATCTTTTTCAAATTCAGCATCAAAGTAAAAAACACCTGAAATTAGACTATTTGGATGAGCATGTTTATGATGATACTCACCTTCTTTAGTATAATTTAACCAAGATTGTGTAACAACAAATTCAACTTCTTTTTTTGGAATAATAATATTTGCAACATAATTTTTAATTGATGCATCGATATAGTCCGATACATCTTTCATCTCAGGATGTTTTAATATGTACCTGTCAAGACTTGTTGTATTGCCTTGATTTTTATAGATACGATCCGGTTCACAATGTAATTTTATAAAGTCTAATTCCTCTTGTGTGAATGAACGACCAATGTTACCTTGTTGAACAGGCGTTGGGAAAAGTCCGTTTAGAATATACGACATAATAAAAATCTCTCAGTCAGTTAATGATAAAATTATTTAGTGACCCCGTGGAGAGGGTCACTTAATATAGAATAACTTATGGCAAGAAATACCCGCCGATTGCACCTAAGATAGGTCCACCAAAAGGTTGATTGGTTTTAATAACAACGATACCAGAACCGCCAGAACCGCCAGTACCACTCTGGCTATAAACAAGTTCACCTTGAGATGATCCGCCACCGCCACCGCCAGTTGATGCACCACCATTACCACCAATAAGCGAACCGGCCGTTCCAGAAAGGACATTTCCATTTCCACCAGTGTTCAATGCAGAACCGCCACCTGAACTATTGGGTGCAGATTGTGTTCCAGTTCTGTTAGCCGCAGTACCTCCGCCGCCGCCGCCAAGACCTCCGTTACCACCTCTGAGACTAGATGACCCGTCAGTCCATGTTGAACCGCCGCCACCGCCTGCAAAGTAGTATGGTGTTCCTAATATTGAAGAAACAGCACCAACACCACCATCACCTGAGGTACTGATATTAGCGGCAGTTCCTGCACCACCCGCACCTCCGCCACCTGATGAGATTCGAGAATCGTTAGATCCATTATATGTTGTAGAACCACCTGCAAATCCTTGACCTGGAGTTCCTGAACCACCGGCAAGAGGTGATCCATCTGATGCATTACCACCACCAGAACCTCCAGAATCACCTTGTAAAACAGCAGGATAGATACCTGCTCGGCCTCCACCTGTTGCAGTTTGTCCATTGAACGAAGAATTGCTTCCGCTTGAACCTCTATTTCCCGCTAAGTCTGTTACGCCTGCGCCACCGCCACCAACTGTAACAGTATATGATGAACCTGGTGTGACTGACATTGCACTACCCGCAAGTAATCCACCTGCACCTCCGCCACCACCGTGTCTGAAACCACCGCAACCGCCACCTGCAACTACAAGGTAATCAACTGATGTGACACCATCGGGACATGTCCATGTAGCTGAACCTGTAAATTTGAAAATTTGATTGGCAGATGATTGTGGAGTCCATTTTACAATAATGATTCCTGAACCACCTGCACCACCAACTGATGATGGAACTGAATTGCATTTACCACCGCCGCCGCCACCGCCAGTAGAGAAAGTACCTTTTGTTGCGGCCCTATTATCTACTGCACCTTCACCACCACCACCTGAACCACCAGCACCACCTAAAACTCCGGCAGGACCTTCATATCCACCACCGCCACCGCCCGCTAATGTTACTGGTGAACCCGTAAGTGATGTTGCGGTTCCGGTACCACCTCTTGATTTAGTTCCACTTGGATTTGCAGCGCCACAGTCTGCGCCGCCACCTTGACCCACTTCACTTGCACCACCTCCACCACCAGCAGAGGTACACGAAACTGGACCGGATGGAGCGCCTACACCGCCATTAGTTCCTTGACCTGGAGTTCCTGTTCCGCCTGACTGTGCAGGTGCATAAGAGTCTCGACCTGCACCGCCGCCTGAACCACCAGAAAGGCCACTTCTTTGGAAACCTCCGCCGCCACCGCCACCTGTTGATGTGATTGAAGGTCCTAGTGAACTGTTTCCACCATTAGAACCATCAGTACCCGCAGAAGCACCGCCTGCACCAATAGTCATTGTAATTGATGCACCTGGTGTTACTGAGAATGATGTACCGGTTCTAAAACCGCCTGCACCGCCGCCGCCACCTCCGTTAGAAGCCGCATTTCCTCCGGTACTTGCACCACCGCCGCCACCACCTGCAACTACAACATAATCGATTGTTGTTACACCTGTTGGAACTGTCCATGTTTCAGTTGCGGCAAAAGTTTGATACAAATTACCTGTTATTGGCGCAATAGATAAACCATACGGCCATTTGTAACCAGTAGGTCTTACTGTATTAACATTGAAATTATTATTTAAAAATTCTACTGACATTAGGTTATCTCCGCACCGTAAGCATTAAATGTAATACTACCAATGTTTGTATTTGCAGTTAGAACAACACCAGCGTTCATTGAAACCGCACCTTTGATAGTAAGTAACTCTCTGGCAGGTATTACGCCGCCTCTAATGATATAGTGAGTGTTTGAAAAAGTATCTCCTGTTGGTCTTACTGCTAATGAGTAAACACCATTTGAATCGGAGAAGTTATTGATTGTGATTGTACCAATGATTGCTTGTGTAGCCGCTGCCGTGGTATACAAGTTAGTCATTGTATTTGATGTTGGTGTGATTTGACCAAGCAGTTTATATGCAGTTGTCATTAAATAATCTCCACACCAAATGCTGAAAACGATACATTAGCCGCTTTTGATTCGCCACTACGGTATCTATTATTTGCAACAAGAACAACACTTGAATTCATAGTGATATTTAGATTCAAAATTATAGTGTCTGCTTGACCTACTAATTGATTTTGTAGAACATAATGTTGATTACCAAGTGCCACGCCTGTTGGTCTTACAATGATATCCACATTTGCATTTGCAGAGTCTTGATTACAAATATAAATTGTTTGAATGATGGCCGAATTTGCACTGGTTGAATATACATTCGTTGTTGTATTCACCGCAGGTAAAATTTGACCGAGTATTTTATAGGTATTTGCCATCTATTATGAACCCGTGAAGAACAATGCATTGATACCAAAATCGATATCGGGTGATAACTTTGCTTGTGTAATCGCACCATCGGCAACTGTTGTGGTTGTTTGAGAACCAACACCTAGATGAAGAACTACAATCGATGCAGCTGCAGCAGGTGCAGTCACAAAATTTAATGTTGTACCACTTACTGTATAGTCCGTTGTTGGTTTTTTATATGCACCGTTTACAAAGACCGCAATCGATGATGTTGCGGCCGGTGCATAGGTCAAACTCAAGAAAGCAGTTTGCGTTCCAGAACCTGTATAGGAATCTGTTACAAACGGACTAGATGTTGGTTTATTTCCGATATATGCCATTTTTACTCTTTAACTGGAGGTCCACCCTCTGGTTTTGGATATTTGTCTTTTACTTCTTTGATTTTTAGAAACCATTCGGATTCTTTTAAATCACCACCTTTATCAATAGCGTGCCACAATAAATCTAGTTGTTCGAACCCATCAGGGTAATTATGGCATCTATCATAAGCATACTGATAATACTCTACTTGTGCTTTTTGGAACGCATACTCTTTATCAATTTCTTGCTTTGTTGGAGGCATTTGGCCAGAGTCATCTTGCCAACGAGTGAAAGTATATTCACCACCTGCAACAGTTACATCCCATTTAGCACCAGGTCGCAATGTTTTGATAACAGTATCAATACCAAAAGGCATTGCAGTTTCACCTGTAAAATTCTTTGCAATTTCATCCACATTCATATTTAAACTCCATTAATTAAATTAAACGCCTGGATAATCTACTGTATCCCAAGATGTTGTAGATTCATTCCAGACAAAAGATTTACCTTCAATAGGTGATGGTTGTGCAACTGGTGCTTCGTATACCGCAGTTGTGTTATTTAAAACCCAAGATGTATATGGTTTTGGTGCAACAAACGCATCAATGTCGGCATGATATTTCATACCAATACCTGCATAATGTTTACGAATATTACCGTTATACGATGTTTGTTTCCATGTACCGCCTAATAACTTTTCGCAAAAAGCAGCACCAATGTGTTCTTTTTCTACACCATTGGCATCTGCCGTATCTTTGTTATCGATGACGATGACCTGAAGAACAACATTGTTTTCGTCAAGTTGTGCAAAATGTGCCATTGTTTAAAACTCCTCTTTGTTTGAAAAAATATTTAATACTTTATTTAGTTGATTAATTAATGAAGTAACCGCCACGGGAACCTGCACTACCTGCACCAACATTTTGATTGGTTTTGATGACTACGATTCCAGAACCACCATCAGCACCTGATCCACCGGCACCACCACCGCCTCCTGCACCGCCGCCAGTGAAGGCAGTTCCTGATGTGCCGGCAGAATTATTTGGTCCACCGGCACCGCCACCACCCGAACCTCCAGATCCGGCAGTTTGGTAACCGCCTCCGCCACCCCCTGCATAAGTGACTGGAGTACCAGATAATGGTGAAGCTAAACCTGAACCGCCGTTACCTGCACCTGGACCTGGATTAGCAGTTACACCTCCAGATCCTGCACCGCCGCCGCCGCCTGCACTATAAGAAGGACCTGAACCATTACCACCACTATTACCTTGACCTGGTGTTCCTGATCCACCTACACTATTTGCGGGTGCGGCTGAACCAACTTGACCTCCGCCACCCGAACCACCCGCTAATCCATTTCTTGGTGCAGCGGTACCTCCGCCGCCGCCTCCAATTGCAGTTAGAGAAGAAAATGAAGAATTTGCTCCATTAACACCATTTGTTCCTGGTGTCCATCCTCTTGAACCTCCGGCTCCAACTGTTACTGTATATGATGTTCCTGGTGTTACAGAAAAACTTGTTCCAGTTAACATACCGCCAGCACCTCCGCCGCCGCCTCCATCTGTACCAGATCCTCCACCACCCGCAACAATAAGATAATCGACTGATGTGACGCCTTCTGGACATGTCCATCCACCAGTACCTTTAAATGTATATGTTAGATTCGCAGATGTTAATGGTACATATTTTACAATGATAACACCTGAACCACCCGAACCACCCCGACTGGTTTGAACTAATGGTCCTGATGGAGTTGATGAACTTGCACCGCCACCACCGCCTCCAAGACCTTGTGTACCATCAGTTCTTAAAATATCTACCCATGCACCACCGTTACCACCACCGCCTGTGCCGCCAGTACCGCCTGTCGATGCAGGTGCATAACCGCCGCCACTTGACCTATCTACTCCACCGCCGCCACCGCCAGCATATGTTACTGGACTTCCTGTGATTGATGATGCAGAACCTGCACCGCCGGCACCTCCAACATAAGGCGCAGAATTAACTGAATTACCGCCAACAGCACCTGCGCCGCCGCCGCCACCACCTAAAGTAATATTTGCAGTACCGTCAAATCCTTGACCGCCATTGTTTCCTTGACCTGGTGTTCCCGAACCTCTATGGTTGACTGCACCGGCAACTTGGTCTCTTGAACCGCTACCGCCACCAGAACCTCCGTTTGCGCCAATAGATCCTGGTTCTCCTGCGGTTGGACCACCTGCGGGCCCGGCAGTACCACCACCGCCACCGCCTGTTGCAGTAATAGAAGGACCTAATGAAGAATCACTACCATTTGATCCTTTGGTATATTGACTAACAGAAGAACCGCCTGCACCAACAGTCATCGTAATTGATGCACCTGGTGTTACTGATAGTGATGTACCGGCATTATAACCACCTGCGCCACCGCCACCTCCTGTATAACCGCCGCCGCCAGCACCGCCGCCAGCAATACAAAGATAGTCAACTGATGTAATGCCCGTTGGAACTGTCCACGATTGTGTTTCACCAAAATATACAACAACATTACCTTGAATAGGTGCTAGAGTTAATCCTACTGGAAATTGATAACCAACAGGTCTTACGCTTTCACCGGTAAATGACCCGCCTATTAAACCTGTGCTTCTACGAATTGTCATTAGGTAATCTCCGAACCAAACATTGAGAATGATACATTGGGGTTATTTGTATTAGCTGCAAATATAGACCCCGCATTTGCAGTCAAACCAATTGTAAGAATAATTGAATCTGCCGCCGGAACAACTGCGCCTCTAATAACATAATTAGCTGCAGCTGCTGGAGATGCAAATGCTGCCGATGGCATCATAATCAAACTGTATGATACATTGGTTGAATCTTGGTTACAGATAACAATTGATGAAATAACTGCCTCTGTTGATGCTGGCACAACATACACATTCGTCTGAGTGTTTGCTGACGGGTTAATTGCGCCTAGTCTTTTATAAGTTTGTGCCATTTTACATTCCTGATAACATTAACATATTTGGTAAAATTCTTGCAGATAGTTTAACATCGGTTACAGCACCATCTGCGATTTTTGCTTCTGTGATAGTTCCACCTTGAATATTACCTCCGTCAATCAAATCGTATGTGACGGCTTGTAAATAATTATATCGAACTTGGATATTATTAGTACCTGATGGTGGTGCTGATGTGAAAGTGATATCAGCAGTACCTGAAGTTGTGTTTGCGGCAATAGTATATGCAGAGAACGGGTCTTGAACCACATTCTCAATAACTGCGATTACATCATTGACACCAGTTACTCTACGACCTATTGTATATTTCGTTTGAGAACCAGTACCACTAAATGCCTCTGAAGCAGCCGCAAAAGTATTGACTTCAGGAGTATTACCGATGTATGCCATATTATGTTATCTCCAAAACTGAAAGAATAACATCTGCGGAATCAGCCGCACTTGTTTGGACTTGTAAGTAGTCCGTTGCCTCTAATACAACTTTTTGGTCACCACCGATTGGAACTAATGCACCGCCAGAAGCGATGATTGCGTTCTTGACCATAAAGTATGAAGTACCGCTAGATATAAGTGTCACATTAGCAGTGATTGGAGCATTAGTGATATTGGCAATCGTCATACCAATGACTGTCGCCTGAACACCTGCACCAGCAGAAAAGACATTCTGCGATGTTGTATTAGCGTTTTTAAGAAAGTAATTTTTAAATGCGTTTGCCATGAATATCCTCTATATCCAACTATTTATCTATTTATCCTAATGCAATTGAATATGCCAGTGCAGAACCATCATTTAATCCAATAGAAGCATAAATTGCTGTATTGGCATTACCTGTGATTCTTTCGGCATTTAATGTACCTGTTACGGTTACATTACCAAAAATTGCATTTCCTGTGACACCTAGTGTACCAGTTAATAATTCATTACCTGCAATGGTGATACTACCAGTGATTGCAGTATTGCCACCAATCGTTACATTGTTTCCAAATGAACCATTACCAGACACAGTAAGGTCATCAAACCCAATAGTATCTAGTGTTACATTACCACCAATTGTTAAATCACCAGCAATGTAAACACTACCAGCAATATTTGCATGACTGCCAATATCAGCAGTCGTAGTAATTTTTAATGCAGTAACATTACCGCCAATCGTTACATTGTTCGCAACCGCAAGGTTAGCACTTAATGTAGTGTCTTTAGTTACAGATAATGTATTAGCAACGGTTGCAGAACCCGCAACCGATAGGTCATCAAAACCAATCGTATCTAATGTAATATTACCTGAAACAGTTAAGTCACCGATGATAGTTGTATTGCCAGTAACTCTTGTGTTACCATCTACAAACAAATCTCTTTGAATTAGAACATTTGATGGAAGTGTAACATTTGGTTTAGCATATGCAAAACCGGAACTAACATTAATTGTTTTCCAGTTTGCACCACTTAATTGTGCATATGTATTTGTGTCTGCATTGAATGTACCGCTGAGTTGAATTAAACTCAATACATTCGATGTTGTATTCCATGATTGAACAATAGCAGTTGAATTTGCATATGTTACATTATTATTAGGACCTTGGAATACAAGTTCACCAGTCTGATATGTACCAGTACCGGTGTTCATTGTGATTGTTGTTAGTGAGGTAATATTACCTGTAACAACAACTTCTTTAGATTGTAAGTTTACTGTGTTAGTTGTATTGGCGGTAATGACATTGATTGTCGCACCAGTTTCAACATTTAAGGAAACATTTGCAGAAGTACCACCAACACGAATTCTTGTATTGGCAAAGAAAGTTTGACCATTACCATCGGTCAACAGATTGGCAGTACCAATCAGGCTTTGTGTTGCCCCTAACCAATGTTGGAAGGTATTGGCGGTCGATAATTGACTTATTAAATTAGCCGCCATTATTCTTTCCTTGTATTAAGAACAATATCTTGAAGTAAAGATTTGATTTCTGACATATTCTGTTCTAGTGTGGAAATTCTTTGTTTTATATCTTCTTGTTCCACTTTTTGTTTTCTTAAAAATTCTACTTTAGCATAGTAATCTTCCAAAGCGGCTCTATCTGTATTTAGAATCGCTTTGGAGTGACTGTCACGGAAAAGATGTTCGTGGTCTTTTACTTTAATTAAGGACATTATACCACCTTGGCAGGCATTGCAATAACACGAAGGTCACGAATCTTAACAACATCATATGTTTGTTTGCCTGTCATAACAATCTTAATTGCAAAAGTTTTAAATGTATTGAATACTGAACCTGTGCTATTTGTATATGAGATTTGATTATCTGCGGCCTGATTAGTACCTGGCGCAAACATCAATTCACGATAGTCATATGGGTTAGTAGAAACATAGTTAGCATTACCAACTTGTGTCAATAAATTCCAGCCTTTGTCATCCCATGCATCAGGGTCAGATGATGATAGATATTTAGCGTAAACTAAAATATCAGTATCAGTAGGTCTGTATGCGGTTAGGTATACACGCAAGTCACCAGAATCAAAACCTTCTGCAAGAGTTACTTTACGAGTGATGTATTTAGCATCAGCAGGACCACCAGATTTATCTGTTTCGCCTGTGACTGTTACAGTACCACCAGAACCTGTTGAACCTAAATCAGTTACAGTTACAGTAGGTTTACCTGTGTAACCTTCACCACCATCAACAATCCATACACTTGAAATCTTACCATTTGCAACATTACCTGATGCAGTTGCACCTGTACCACCGCCACCAGAAATAGTAATCACTAAATTGGCAGATGATGAATATGATGAACCTGCGGCAGTTATTTGAATATCATCGTTTGCAAGTTCTAAGTTATTGACAATATTATTTACACCAAGGAATCCCATCTTTGTGGTATCAATGAATGGAGTAATATCAGGATTAACAGTAGATAATAAACTCTTTAACAAGAATGTTGTATTACCACTTGCAGGTATCAATTGACGAGTACCATAACCATCAGTCATTTGATAATCAGTATGTGGAATAATAGACTGATAGCCAGTATAAGATGCAGTTAATGTTTGTGAATTAAATGTATATTGAATATTTGTATTCTGTGTAGTTACATGTTGTGTAATCAATTGTGCCAAATCATAGTTTTGAGCATCATTTGGTGTCACAACTTTAAAGAATAACTGACTATTTGTATCAGTATTAAATCTCTTTCTATACATTTGGAACTGAATGTCTGATTGTTGGTCAGCAGTCCATGTAGAACCGTTTTGTGACATGAACATAGAACCACCATAAGGTTGTTCTGAAATCTGTCTACCAGTTACCAAATCTTTCTTACCAATCTCGGCTGCATACACTTCGTATTCATTAGAGTTTGCAATCAATACAAATGCATGTTCACCAGGTTGCAAGAACAATGGTGTTGGGAATGTAAACTCGGTGTATTTTGTTACATCAGTAATATCTGGACTATCTGTAACTTTAACTTTATCTGGAGTCAAGGAAACAGTAGAGTATGGATAAACATCATTACCTGATGGATAACCATTGACAACAGGTCTTACTTGCAATGTAACAGGTACAGTTGCATCTTTAGACTTGAAGCAGAATCTCATTTTCGACAAGAATATACCTTGTGGGAATTGTTGTGGAGAAATTAAGAATGTTTCTGCAAGTGGGTCAACCCAGAATGATGTTTGGTTAACAATCCTATCGGCACCTCTTTGTATATCTGTGAATGTTCTATTCTCACTTACAGATTTAGATTGTGTACCAACAGCAGTTGTTGCAATAATATTTGTGGATTGTTTAGTCTGCAACAAACCTTGTGAGAAGAATGATGTGTCGCCATTTGTGCGTGATGTTGGAATATCACCCGCAGCATTATCGATTAATCGGAATAATTTCTCACCAATACGGAATTGTTGTGAAGGAATACAGAACACACCTGCAATAGCACCACTTGCATCAGTCTTAGGACGACCAACTGAGTAAATTGAATCAGTAGATGGTGCAGTAGTTAAACCAGTAACAGTTGCAACTCTTGTTGAAACATTGTATGCGGTAATTGTACCTTCTTGACCAACACCTGTACCAGATGCAATAAAGATTGACTTACCAACATACTCGGTTGTATTATTCGCACCAGAAGTTGAAAGACCTAATGTGAGTGATGTTGTAGAACCACTACTTGCTAAAGTGCCAGAATTGTGTTCGAAACCTGAAATTGTATATGATGCGCCTGTTGTGGCACCAACAATTTTACCACCACCAGATTTAATAAACGACCAACTATCAATTGCTTCTAAGTTGGCAACATAAACAACATTATTAGCGGCATGCACAGCATAACCACTACCATGAATGTTGTTACTTGAATCTTTAATATAAACTAACTCTGGATTAGCAGCAGTAGTTTGTAATTGTAAATTATTTGATGTTACTGTGAAACGATTAGCAGCAGTAACATACTTGTCAACTGATTTACCATCAAAGAAAGGATACAATGTTGTTGTTGGCTTAAAGTCTGTTGCCATAAACAATACATTGAGGTTTCTCATGTAAGGAATAATGGACATGTCAACAACTAAGTTACCTAAAGATTTGGTAACTTTATCCAATGTTGCAAATGTAGATGTACCTTGTCTAACTTCTTGACCGGTTACTACATTAATAGTTGCTTGATATGTTGTATCTGTTACTAGACGGCGGCCAGCACCTGGGTCATTTCTTACTGTGAATTGATTACCTGTATTAATACTTGCAGTCACTCTTTCGGAACCAGAAACTCTGTTCCATGAACCCCATTCGGTATCAGCAGCATTTTCTGCCATCAGACGCCATGCATCCAAATCACCAGAAATGTCGGCATTAACTTCAGGTGCAGATGCAGTATCTACCCAAAAGTCGGAATCAGGATTTAATACAATTTTACCAATATAGTTAACCACATTGAATGGGTTTACATTAACCCACTTAGATGCTTTTGGTTGGTCAATTAATAAAACTTCAGAACCACTTGTCGAAACAATAGGACCATTCTGGTCAAAACCAGATGAATTTGCAGAATCAAATTGTAGTGTATGAGCCGTTGTGGTGAATGAAGGTCTTAATTCACGCATCATTGGGTCAATAGAATATTTTGGTCTTACTTCGTAATCTTTATTCAATACATCAACAACAGATGTACCTGTAAAATTATCTACAAGAATACCGTTTTTAAATCTCAATAGATTTTCAGAATCACGGACAGTCAAATCATTTTTGTTTAGTGCGTTTTGCTCTAACAATGATAAAGAAGTGTAGTATTCTAAATTTGTAATGCGTTGGTCTAAACCGCCAATATCTTTCATTGTATAACGGCGATTATTAATATATCTTCTTGTGATATCTGTTTTAGAATGTGATGTATATGGTTTGTAATTCAAAATATACAATGTCATACCAGTTGAGGTATCACTAGGTTGAACTGGATTTAATTTAGAAACACCTCTAAGAACTTCAAATTCTTTTGATTTATCTAAAACAACTTTGTCGATTCTTGGCAAATAATAACTATAATTCAAAATCAAATCTGTACCAATAGATGGAATCTTAGGACCATATGTTGTGGGTGACACATCAAATGTCACGGCAGAACCAGAACCTGCGGTTGCATCGGAACGAACTGGACGGAAATCTAAACAATCTCTTAATTCATATACTGCGGTAGATGCACCAATAGTTGGTGCAATGTAATTAGGAATATTACCATAATCAAAGTTGGTAACATTGTTTGCAGTATAAGAATCTACTGTGAAGAAACCTGGACCAGATGAAAAGAATCTATTAAAAGACACCGAAATAGGACCTTGTGGAGGTGTATATTTTGGTTTTAAACGAATAGATGCATGGTCGTAAATTGAATTTCTTTGACCAGTATCAAAAAAATATTTTGCAGTTACATCAACAGCAAGTGATGAATTGGCAGCAGTAACCGCATAGCCCCTGAAGTCTAAAATTTTAGTAAGTTCAATAACATCTGAACAATAGAGTGAGTTAACACCATCCGCATTGCGATTGATAAATGTATTCGCAATGGTTACTTGACCTTGTGTTGGGTATAATAATACTGCGCTATTACTGAATACATCAACACCACCAGATGATTGAATTGTTGTATTAGCAGGGTAATATACTTTAGGTTTGATTGATGGGTTGGAAGCATCAATAGTTGCAACAATGTTTGCAGTCATACCAGAACCACCAGAAACAGTAATTTGTCTAGTAGAGGTATTTACAGAAATTGCACTTGCAGGAATAATTTGTCCTGCGGTATATGAAGAACCGCCCGCAGAGGTACATGTAACAATGAATCTATCTAAAACTGTTGATGTTGATGATGCAGATGCCAAAGATTCACCAGTACCTACTGACAATGCAGGAGATACACCTGATGAGAAGATTTGACTATCATACAATCTTCTATATGAATAAGTTAAATCTGAAACTGTATTTTGTTTAATATATTCTTCACCAACACGCATAATCAAAGGTTCAAAATTAGAATCTGAGATATATGTTGTATCGTATGTGTATGATGGGTCTTTAGAACGCTGTGCAACATCGGCAGAACACAATCTAGTTGTGCTACTGTAATTGACTAACGATTTAATTTGACCAATTTCAAAATCAATTGAAATAGTAGATGCGGTATTTGGCGTTGAAATGCTCAAGAAACCTTTATCAAGTGTCAATGTCTTAGTTGTTGGATTCCAAGCAGTAATTGTTTTTACACTTTCGGTAGAACCTAAACCACTTGAAATGCGGAACTTCGCACCTTTGTAAGCATCTACAATAGGTGATAATAGAGAACCGTGAATAACAACATTTGAACCAACTGCTAAATTTGTTGTGCTAACTACATTAGAAACCACATTGTCATTTACTGCTAAATCAAACAAGTATGTTCTGTATCCATATGTCGATGAATTAGATGTGTTTGATGCAGTATCGTAAAGAACTTCTTTAATACGAGCAGAACCAACTCTTGTGTTGGCAATCATTGCAGTATTGGCAGTATTGATAGATGCCACATTTACGCAATGTAAATCTACTGTCTGTAATGAATTTGTTGGGAAACTACCAAAGTGGTTATTTGAATATAAGAAATAACCAAAGTCCATTGTGATGAACTTGTTTTCTACATTGACATACTCTCTTGGTTTGTCGATTGTCAATGTTGTCGGAGAAGTTTTCTTAAACTGACGACCATAAACATATGCATTACCGGCAGAAATAATAATATCTGTCTGTGCAGAGTTTGATGCATTATCTTCAACTGAAACAATGAATGGGTTAACTGTGTAGTTACCAGATTCATCATAAGTTCTTTGAGCCATAATATCGCCCAAAATACTTAATTGTGTTTGTTGGTAATTTTCTGTAACTACCGCTTGTTTAATTTCTTGTAATTGAATAAATCTTTCGTCATCAACAGATTCTAATGAACGAGTAGAAAGAACCAAATCAATTTTAAATCTATCTGCACCTGGTGCTTGATAGTTTGATGCGTCTTGTGCTGGGTCTAGTAGAGATGTATCTGAAGATGATGTTATAACGGATTCAGAAATTTCGTAACCAACACGAGCATTTGCGGTTGATGTTGAGTATTTGGAAACGGCAACTGTTTGTTTATCTGTTTCAATGTAGTAACCATCATAATAGTAAACACCAGTATCAACAGAAACAATAATACCACTACCAACATTTGTAGTATTGGCATAATATGGTGTTGTCTCATTTGTTTTGATTACTTCATTTGCAACAAATGGACTACCGTAAACTTGTTGAATCATCAATGTGATTGGATCACCACCTTCAACTGCCTCATATACCTTAATAACTTTACCACGCTTCGATTCATCTAATGAAAGAACTGTTTGGTCAATAAAATTATTTGCAACAACATTGGTTGCAACATAGATTGGCGACAAATTTAAATATGTTGCCGTTGCATTAACAATACCACCACCACTTACCAAAGAACCATTTTTAAAAACAAAGTCACCTTGTCTTTGGATTTGATTTTGAAGTAATGTTTGAACTTGTGTTAGTTCACGAGCCTGAACCGCATAACCAGGCTTAAACAATAGACGAAGGAACTTTTTGCCTGCATCGTAATCGTCAAAGTATGGATTTACATTAAAATTGGTATTAATCGACATTTATTTTTTCTCTCAAAATCTTACGACAAACTTGATGCTTTCAGCTTGTCCATCTGTTCGTTGCGTTTTAACGATATTATCGACATACAATATGTCACCTGTATAAGGTTCAAATTCGGGATTCTTTGTAACAACAACTGCTCTACCGGTTGGATTAGTTGAGACACCTTTTAATGGACCACCAGTTGTTGGTGTGCCTTTAACCCGTGTAAGTCTGACCACATTGGCATCTTGTGCATTAACATACCCACTAAATGTGGCAGTATTTGAAGAAGGACCTTGATAGACAAACTCATCTAAATTATAACTAGAACCAGAAATAATCGTTAAATCAGTTGTTTGGGAAATGACAGTATTTGCATTTCCAGAATCAACAACTTCATCAGATCCATATTTATGCGGGTCTCTCAGAAGTCCGTATTGTCTGAATGTTGTTCCAGTAGAAATTAATCCACCTTCTGTTGAATCAATCTCACCTATTTTCATTGCAACCATGACGCTTGTAGAACCTAATTCTTTAGCGGAATTGAATCCGTGGCCATATTTTGGCGGTAGAACTGCACGAACATTACAACCTGTTCCTGTTCCATAAATTGATATGTTTGCCCGAGTATACCCACTACCATATGTGGTAAGAATAATATCATTAATGCCTGTATTAGCACCGACTCTTGCCAAGGCAATAGCGTTCTCACCATCGCCAGAAATCACAACTCTAGTCGTAACAGCAACTGTGTTCCCTGAACCGCCTCCGTTTGCGGAAGTGTTTGCGGAAAGACGGATACGCAAGTTTAGTGTATCGATAGAATCGATGAAACAACCACCTGCAATGCCTAATCCTGAAAGTGCCATATTGGCGGCAAGGTAGTTAGTATTGGCAACAGTAATTAAATTAGTACCTGTGGTAAATGAACTTACGCTGATATTACTATGAACATATCCTGAACCATTATCTTCAACTTCCAAATAAACTAATTCACCATCCACCGAAATAAGTGGTGAAGTATCGTAGTCTAATTTAGATGTTGATACTGGTGCAGGTATCCAATTGTTTGTCAAGAAACGATTAGATGCACGGACATTATACAGATACTTCCATGTGTATCCATCCGCAGTTTGAATATTTCCATTTGAACTGAGGTGTTTACCTGTTGGTTCAATAGATGAATTTGCATTTAATCCGTTAGCAAGACAAATATAAACATTCCTCTCACTATTCATTACATACATCGGCGCAACTGGTTGTTGGTTAGTATTTGCGGTTGTGGTGATTAAATTTGCAATTTCTACACGGTCGTCATAGTGTTTATAAATTGTATTCGCAGACCAATCGTATCTTGGGACAACCAATTCAACTTCACTACCCGTAACTTTACGAGCAGCAAACATGTTATCCCATACTAACTTTTCATTTACGGAAGTATCTGTGATTTCATCTGCAACATCATCATTGGCATATGATAAATGATTGCCAATAAAGACATAACCAATAGTTGGTGAATACTCAAAGAACGATTCTTTGAATTGTTCAGCGGCATTAAAACTTATTTTTTTAGAAGTATATGAAGGCATATCTTTTATTTATCTGTCATTTTAGAATGGATTAATAACCAAACCTTGTTTTATGTGTTGCATGTAATGATTGAATAGTTGCTAAATCTAACACACCATCATACACTTTAACGAATCCTATGTTACCTGATTGAACTTCAACATTACCTGAACGGCTAAACATTCTTAACTGATTGAAACCACCACCGCCAGCATTAGTTCCTGTAAATGCTACACCTGATGGTGCTGTGCTTGTTGATGTGTAAAGTTGTCCAGTATTCGTTGATGTATTCCATGTTGCCCAATCTAAGTGCCAAGCTGTATCAGCACCACTCGATGGTAAGTTTACAACAAAGTTAGGATAGAAAGTATTTGGATTACCATTGTATGCACCCATCAACCAATCTTTTGTTGCTTCACTCTGAGTATTTAATAATCTGCCAGCAGAAGTTGCGGATAGTTTATATGCCATGAATACTGTATAACTTTGTGCAGTAACATAACTCGGACCACCATAGATAAAATCTGTTCCGGTACTATTCGATTTAGCAAATGATCCACCATTGGCCGAGTTCCAAGATATGCTGGCGCCAGCGTTGGCCACAGTAAGTGTGTATGCTCCTGTGCCATTTGCAAGTGATCCATTGAGTGGTACAACCGAATAATCGGCTGCATCTAAATTATAGACAAGAGTTGCCGATGGAACCGCAGCAATAGAAGTCCGAGCATTGCCGGCCATCATGGCCATCATACCACTCATTACGAAACTCCAGTACCGTTAACGAACCAAGTATTTGCGGCTACACAAACTAGAGTCGCCATACCATATGTCGTCACATTGCGATTTGCAGATGTTGTATTGCCAGCTAAGAACAATGATACTCCAGTATTTGGTGTGATAGTCACATTCGCACTTGAAGATGTTCTTGATATAATAGCAATTGATGCACCAATAGGGAACGCCACATTTGAAGTGGTTGGAATATAAAGTATATTGTTTGATGATACATTATAGTATAAATGTCTGCCTTGGTCTGCAAGTGTGATTACATAATTTGATGACAGATTATTCTGTGGCATACCAATGTAACCAACCGCATTTGCAGATAGGTTACCTGTGGCGGCATTACCAGTAATCGTACCAGTAAGAGTTATACTATCAGATGTGATATTAGATGAAACTCTTAATGTAGTTAATATTCCAACTGATGATAAGTTGGAAGAAACAACATTACTTGAAAGAACTGTACCAGTTAAAAGACTTGCATTAGCGGTATTAGCGGCAGTATTTGCAGCATTAAAGGCGGCTTGTGCAAGGATATTGGCCGCATTGGCAAACGCATATGCACTATCAACTTTGATATTGGCAATATTTGAAAACGCATAAGCAGAATCCACTTTAACATTTACTGTATTGGCAAAATTGTATGCGTTTTGTGCTAATACATTTGCAGAGTTGGATGAATCAAATGCGGCCTGTGCCAAAATGTTTGCGGAGTTTGCTCTATCAAAAGCAGCATTGGCAAAATTGTCATAGTTGATTGCAATCGCAGCCGTTGCAAGGGCCGTATTGGCAGTATCAAATGCAGAGTTTGTTTTTGCAGATACAGATGTTATTGTGTTAGCAAAGTTATATGCACCATTCGCATGTATAAATGCAACATTAGAAGAATCAAATGCGGCTTGTGCTAAGACATTGGCAGAATTTGCTTTACTGTATGCGGCTTCTGCGGTAACATTAACAGTATTTGCTTGAACAAATGCGGCATCTGTTTTAATATTAACTGTATTGGCAAATGCGTATGCAGATGTAACTAAAACATTATTTGTGTTTACCGCAGTTTCGGTTGCAACAATACGATAATTTTGTGCAACAATATTAGCAAAGTTTCCTTGTGCCAAATCATAAACAAGGTTTGCTCTAGTATATGCTGAATTTGCATAAACATATGCCACATTACTTGCATTAAACGCAGTAGCAGAAAGTGTTGTCGCAACATTAGCCTGGTCAAAAGCGGCATTAGCCCGATTAAATCCGGCATTGGCAGTATTTGCGGTATTTAAAATAAACGCATTGTTTAATGTTACTGAAAGTGTATTGGCATAATTATATGCATTTTGTGCTAAGACATTGGCAGCATTGGCTTTTGCGTAAGCAGATTGTGTGAATACATTAACTGTATTACTAAATGCATATGCTGACTCCGCTTTCATGTTGACTGCATTACTATAAAGATATGCTGAGTCAACTTTAATGTTTGCAATATTAGCAAACGCATATGCACTATCTACTTTAATATTAACAATGTTAGCAAATGCATATGCAGAATCTACTTTAATATTTGCATTGTTGGCAAAAGAATATAGAACATCAACTTTTGCATTAATATTATTTGCCCATGCATATGCCGAGTCAACTTTAATATTAGTAGTATTAGAAAATGCGTATGCAGAATCTACTTTGATGTTTATGGTATTAGCAAATGCATAAGAAGCATCTGCGGTTATGTTTGCAGAATTGGCTCTACTGAAAGAAGCTTGTGCTAAAATGTTGGCCGAATTTGCTGTGTTGTATGCACCTTGAACTGCACCTGCATTAGCGGTATTGGCAGCATTAAAGGCGGCTTGTGCTAGAACATTGGCAGCGTTTGCTTGAGCATATGAAGAAAATGCATATACATTTACAGTATTTGCCAAAACTTCTGCATTATATGTTCTATTTGTTAAAAGCGTAACATCACTTCTTGTAGAATATAATGTTGTATTTACAGTATTTGCATAGTTGTAAGCACTATCAACTTTTACATTAATACTGTTTGCCCATGCATATGCAGAATCGACCTTGATATTTACGGTATTACTAAATGCGTATGCGGAGTCAACTTTAATGTTTACTGTGTTAGCAAAAGCGTATGCACTATCAACTTTTACATTAACTGTGTTAGCGAATGTAAATGAACCTTGTGCTAAAATGTTTGCGGAGTTTGCCATTGTATAGGCAGACTGTGTAAAGATATTTGTTGTGTTAGATTTATCAAACGCAGCTTGTGCCAGAATATTCGCTGAGTTTGCTTTGCCATATGCTAAGTTTGAGACTGCAAATGCAACTGGCGCAACATTATCAACCGCTAAATCAATTGCGGCTAATGAGACTTGTTTTGTCGTGAATGTTCCGCTACTTTTATCTACAACTACAAACACCGTATTAAGGGTGTTTGCATCTGGCGCTGTTAAAATTGGTAGGCTTGTTATTCTAATTGTCGTTGACATTTCTTTTCCTATGATTCTACTGTAAGAACAAGTTCGTTCTCAGCGATAATCTCGTCTAATGTTACTTCTGTTGCAACTGCGGTGTATGCAGTATTAATTACAACTAACTCTTGTGTATTTGCAGTAATTGAGAACGCATTGCTTACAGTAAATACTGTGTTACTGATAATCGCATTAATCATACGAATCTCAGAATTAACTGCAATGTAAGAACCAACAGTCATAATGCCAATTGAGTTTGCGACATTAAACTTGGTTCCTGAACCAACTACAACAATACTTCCATTTACATTAACTGTACCTGATAATGACCTGATTGTCGTTGGTGCAACAATCGTATTTGTCGTAACTTCAGATTGTGGTAATGTATTAAATGTTTCCCATTCCGCATAAGCTTTAAACCCAGCAGGATGTAATAATTCTTTAAAGATTTTCTTGTATTTAGAGAACTCTATAAACGAACTTGTCAAATACGAATAATTAACATAGAAATTTCTACCTTGAATCTTTCTGTCGCTTGATAGAATACCATCTGAGCTTGTCCATCTGCCTGGTAATGAATCGTATGTTGGAGACAACTGAACATTAGCAGTAGCAGTTCCGTCACCAAATCCAGACAAATCAATTTGGGGAATAATGGTAATTCCTGCACCTGGATCAATGATAGAGATTCTCTCAATTTCACCTGGTCGTTTTGTACCACGACCTTCTAATACTTCTCCATCTCCCATAATACAATACGCAGAGATATTTGCATTTGCACCGGCAACGGATGATACTGTTATGAGAGGAAGTCTATCTGGTTTATAGTTTTGTCCACCAACTGGATTCACACCATATTTTCTAATTCGTCTTTGTTCAACAAAACTAACTGAAAATGCAGTATTCACATTGAATGAAGTATTCGAATCAACTTTAACTACTTTTCTAGTTTCCCATGAACTGACACCTGTGTTACCCGTTTGAATAACAACTAAATCACCAACGGCCAAATCAGTTAAGAATGTGGTGTTGTTTCCTTGAATAGTTGTATTCGATAATGAATATACATTAACTGTACCAGTTAACTTGGGTGGCAATAGTAAAACACTTTTAATTTTACCTGTTGCATCAATGTCTGCAACTTCACCTGTTGCACCAACACCAAATGCCATTCTGTTTGGTGGGTTAGTAAAAATTAATTCATCACCAAGTGCATAACCTGAACCTCCATCATTAACAATTAGTTTACCAATTGAACCATAACTATCAATTTTCACAACTGTGCTTGTTGTAGTATTTGCGGTCAATGGAGATATCGTTATATCTGCCGGTTCTGCATACAAATCTGGAACAACGGACAAAACTACATTCGATGTAATGATGGCAACATTTGAAATTGCACCAATTGATGTAAATGCACTATTACTTAATGCTCTTGCAATGACTGTGTTTACATTAGTTTTTCCTGCAACATTGCCAGGAAAATGCCAATCACTTACACTTAAAATTGTGTTCGCTGGGTCAACATCAGAAATAACATCTGAGTAAATAAAGAATGAACTTGCAACTGAATTTGCGCCATTGGCAAAGACTGCTTGTATAGCAAATTCTAATTCAGTATTCGCATAACCAACTGCATAGATTGGTTTAGGTACTTTAAATCCCGCACCACCATCTAAAACATTTACCTTATTGATTGCACCACTAAAGACTTTTGAAATAATTGCTTTAGGTTGTTCTGTTGCATTAGGTGAATTAAGTGGAACTGGATCACCAACAACATAACTTGAACCACCATCAATAACATTAATGGCAACAACCGATGATAGACCTCTAAAATAGACATAGAGTATTCCGTCATCTATATCAAAAGTATCAGCTTTAATTAATTCACCAATTGAAAATTCACCATCAAGTGTATTTTCATCAATATAAAATTCATGGATTAGTTTATTACTAAGAACTTGTGAACCTACACGCTCAACAATTGCACTTGCACCAGAAGTAACACCGGTAAGTTTTCTTGTTTTAACTACTTCAAAATTAAAATTAGTAAATTTAACTTTAATTTCAATACCATTTGCAGGTGCAGTATTAAAATATAATTTTTGTATTTCTTTTCGAACAAAGTAACCAGTTGTTTGTAATACACCATTAAAATATACTGAAATGCCCGTATCAGTTACAACAGGTAATTTAAATTCTTTAGTTGTTCCGTTACCGGTGTGTAAAACAAACGCTTCGTCATTTACTTTAACATATCTTTCAAGTAACCATTTACCATCAGAAGCACGAAGAACTTCAGATTTAGGATATGTAACTGATACTTCATTACCAAACAATAATCTGAAAAGAAGTTTAAATGAATTCTCAGAACCTTTTGAAAGGTAAAGAGGTAAAACATTTTTAATTAAAAGAGCTTTATCTGCGGCAACATCTCTCGGTACAAGAGATGCATACATGTTAAAAAAAGATTCTTCAAATTCTTCAATTGAATCGTCAACATCCGATAAGTTACGGATTTCTTTTGCTCTTTTAGTTAAATCGTTAAGTTGTGTTCCCTGTTTTGTTTCAAGGTATTCATAATATGCCTCTAAAAATGTAATAAAAACAGGATTCTCTTCCCGAATAAATTCAGGAACTTGACGATTAACAAGTAATGAGGTTTTGTAATCAGCCATTAAATTGCAACTAATTCAGTAGAGATTGATGTTGGGTCTGCTTCGTCAATAGTAATAATAGTATTCTTTGACGATGTAAGAATACCTTTTTGAGATTTAACTGTCAATCGAATTAAACCATCTGGTTCTTTAGAAGAAATAACACGGAAGTCATTCAATACAATCACACCATTTGTGTAATCAATTGTACCGGCAGTTGCATTAATAATTTTCTTCTTTGCGTTTTCATCATAATAGTAAGTTCTCATTTTGCCATATCGTGCATCTAGTACCGCAATTGCAGTTGCACCATAACCATTGCCACCAGTAATAGTAATAATAGCACGGGTGTAATCGACACCACGATTTGAAATTGTGATACTTTCAATGCGGCCGTTTACAACTTTCGCAGTTGCTTCTGCGCCAGTACCATCACCACTAATTGTGACTGTTGGTGTGCCTGTATATCCAGTACCTGGATTTGCAACTTGAATTTCTGAAATACCAGTAAATGAATCGGCAATTTCTTCTATCTGTGCAGTTCTAAGAATACCATATTGGTCATAGACATTGAATTCTGTTGACACTAATCTATCATTAACTGTACCACGATTTAATTCTGCATTAAAATTAATTGTGTATGTTTTGGCAATACTTAGGTTTGGTTCAAATCTTTTCTGTAAACGAATGATTGTTTCCGAACCACGAATAGAATTAATGTCAACATTGTCAACAGAATCTTGCAGTTTAGAAAGAACAAATATAGAACCAAACTTACTTAAAATTGTAGAGTTATAAACACCAATTGAAGTGCGGATTGCATTTCTAATTGAGTCTGCACTTTGAGTTGTTTTGTTTTTATCGTATTCAACATAATTACTAATCAACAAATACAAATATTCGGGGTCACGAATTTCGGCATCAACAGAAACAATTGCTTTTGGTTTGATGATATCATCAATAATTCGTTTCTTTTCTGTTGGTGTAATATAGTAATTTGCCTTAGGCTTAATTGCAATATAAACTTTTCCATAAACAGGAGGTGTTTCATCTTCACCACCCCATACAGATAGTGAATCAATTGCAGGATAATTTCTTCTCAAATAAGATTCATAATCTTTAAATGTTACCAATCTATTTTGAGTTGTAAATTGTGCTGCGGAATTAAATTTAATTTCATCAATTGATTCTCTTACTGAACCACCAGAGGCGGCAGATACAGGTCTAATATTAAAATTAGTTAGACTTTCATTTAGTGAATCTGTTAATGAAGATGAACCAATAAAGTTATTGGCTTTATTTGCATTTGTTCCGTTTGTAACAAGGTAACGAACTGAAACTACTGCACCATCGGGCAGTTTTTTACCAACGATATCATTACCAAAATAAATTTGGAATTTACCACTCTTATTTTCTTGTAGGTAGAAAACATCACTAGTTGAAGAAACATCAAGTATGTCTGTAACTTTGGAATAAACTGCAATTTGAGTATTACCAACAGCAGGTCTTACTGATACTCTAATTGTTGTGGTATCAATATTAGATTCGGGTAAAGAAAAAATCTGTTTTGGATTTGTAGATTGATTGTGTGTAAAGTTATATGTTACAAGTTGGCCTTCATAAAGGTCGACATTCTCAAAGTAGTATTGGGAATTTGCTTTTGAAACAATCGTATCTTCCAAAACAACAAAACTGTAAGCACTACCATCAATCTGATTAGATAAGAATCCATAACCAGAAGGTAAAGTTAAATAACCGGTATTAGATGTAGATGAATTAACAGTCAAGTTAATTGTTGCAATAGGTGCTCTCTGTGAATATGGAGTATAACCTAATTTTTTAGCATGTGAAACAACAGAATCACGCAACAAAGCCGTATCAAGGAACGACTCATTCGCAACCATGTTTAGATAGTATGCATTGTAGTGGGTATTGTAAGCAAGAATATCCAACAGAACGGACAGACCAGAACCCTCAAAGTCATAGTCTGTAAACTCGTTTTGTTGATTTAAAAACGCTTTTAAATTGTTCTTGATTGTATCAAAATCAAGTTCGGTAACTCTTAAACGGTCTGCCATGTTTATCTAATCCGTTCTAGGAAAAATTTAATTGTAATTGGGTCTGGACTGTTGACAACAAAGAATTCCAATATAACATTGTATCTATTATCATCAGGAGATGCAGTTGTTGTAACTTTAGAGACTTGAACTCTTGGTTCGAAATTGACAATCGTTTCTTCAATTTCTCTTTCAATTTGCGCCGCCATAACGGAGTCAACATTCTCGAATAACATACGGCGAATGTTACTGCCTATTTCTGGTCTAAAAGGGCGCTCATAATGATTAGTCAAAATAAGATTTTTAACCGCATTAATAACTGCATATTCGTTGATATGCTTATTGATATCTTTGCGAACTGGATGCGCTGTAAAATTCAAATCCAAGTCTTTGAATGTTCTTGCGGAATTGATATTTGTTGTTATTGTCGCCATCTTCTATTTATTCAACCTCCGGCAAATACATTACCCGAACCAGCAGTAATTGTGTTAGGACCATAATCATCTCCAATTCTTCCAACACCTTTTCCGCCAATTTTAACTGTTGACGAATAACCAGATAGAGTTGAAGTGTCAATTGTGCATCCTCTTTTAGGATGCGGTGCAATTGTATTACCTGCAACAACAATTAAGATACCATTTGCAAAAACATTATTTCCATTAACTTCTGCCACAGATGTTTTCATAGGAGTCGGACAGTTTCTACCTGGTCCACCATCTTGTGATAACACAGAATCTCCTGCTCTAGCAACTGATGGCATTATTGTTTTCCTCTTGAAACCAAATTTTTTACTGCGGCTACGGCAGACTGATACTTCCAGTAATGCCATTCTGTCAAATTAATAGACACATTTTGTTTAGGTTCAATACCTGCTGCATCAACTGAGATAGTCACAGGATATGTTTCTTCTCTGGATGTTGGCGTTGGCATATTGTATTCAACCAACGCAAAAAAATCTTCTGTTGTGTCTGGTGGTAATATTTTAAATGTACCATCAGGCATTCTAAATCTGTAATAAGCACCCGGAAATAAATTTGCAGTTGTGCCACTAATTTTTGCAGTAGTATTGGATGTTTTTGTGTATGTCAGTCCAATAGATGCAAAATCATACGAACAAGAATGATTAGTCACATTTGCAACAACATTATTTCCTGTTCCATCATCTGCTTCGGCAGTATATGTTATATCTACTGAAATTGTGCTTCCTTCCCATGCAGATTTTACTGCTCTCGAAAGAAGAATTGGGTCAGTAATATAACTATAAGCATCATTAGGAATTTCACCAGTTGGAAATCCCGATTCATTGGAAAATGATACGATAACATTTGCTGACATATTAGTTCAGATTAATTGTACCGGCATTGACACTAAAGTTACCCGCAGAAATATTATAATCTCCACCAACATCAGATGTTTTACTTCCACCAACTGTCTCTGAACAATCACCACCAATATCTAATGTGGCATCTCCGTCAATAGTTGCACTTAAATCACCATCAACTTGTGCAGTAACACTACCATTTACTGTGGCATCAACATTACCATCAACTTGTGCAGTAACATTACCATTTACTGTGGCATCAACATCACCTTTAACTAATGCAGTAACATTACCATCAACTTGTGCATCTACATCACCAACAACATATGCGGTGAGATTTTCATCAACTCTTGCATATAGGTTCTTTTGAACATAAATTTCCGCATCACCTTGAACTGTAATTTTACAATCACCCATAACATATAGGTGGTCGTCTTCCATAACAATAGAATATCTACCTTTGGTAATCTTTTCTACTCTGTCGCCATCGGGAAACCATTCCGTAAAACTTCCATTTCGATGTGCAATATGAATTCTTTCTAAACCGGGTGTGTCATCATATTCAACAATATGACCAGATTCAGTTTCCATAACATTGTTGTATGGATAAACGGCATCATATAATGTTTCTGGTTCATCCCAATTACTTAATTCTTCTTCTTTATTGTATGTCTTTATTTCTTTAACGACATTATCTTTTCGTTCTTGGATAAATGTTTCTGTAATTGTCTCTGCATCATTTCTTGCAATGCGAGAAGTTGAAGGTTCATCCAAATAAATTGGATTTGGATCCGCTTGTGGTTTTTCGTTTATTACTATACCTGTGCCATCCTCAACATATTCTTTTGATTCGGGTGGTCTTGGTGCATCAGTTAAATCTTCTCTTGGGTCACTAAATGCTTCTTCTGGATTTGCCTCTTTAAGGGGAATACTTGAAAATTGACCAAACACAATTCTTGTTTGAGCGGCATCACCGTCTGCAAAAAAACCAAGAACCATATCGCCTTCTCTACAAGCATATGGATTTACATTGTTTACTGGAAATGCAACTTGAGCCCAAGGTAATGCATCAGTTGGAAGTTGCATTTTATTGTCCGCATCCCAACCAACACATCTAACTTTAAGGCGACCTAGTTTGAGTGGATCCATCCTATCTTCAACAAATCCAACCCACCAAATAAATCCATTTTTACCTGCAACATCTGATTGATTATCCATATTAATAACTCAAAAGGTCCTCTTGTTGTTCCGAACTACTCATAGTAACTTCAACATCAGAAGATGTAGTTGCTACCTCAATAATTGTTTCGTGTTTTTCGTAACCAATAATTTGGCGTGATGCCACGATAATATATTTACCACTTAAACTCTTATCTTCATTGTCATCACCTTTGAATTTTTTACCAAAAATAGGTGCATCAACATTCACATTAAATCCTGAAGTCAATTGAAAGTTTCCTGGCATAGCAATTTTAAGTCTTTTGGACATAAGGTTTTCAATAATTGCTTTTCGTTGAAACATCCATGATTCGGTGTTGTCTAATTTTGATAATGATGTTGGATCTTTTTCTTTAATATAATTACTAAAATTTTGTGCTAAACTAAAAGCGGATAATGCTTTCTTTGAATCATACGCTTCAACATTACTTACACCACCACGATTTTTAATTATAGATGCATTTGGATTATCATTTGCTTTATCCATTGTTGCATCCACATCAGCATATCCAATTTCTTTTTTTGCAGTTGTTCTTGTGAGTGGATCAAAACCAATGAATTGCCCGGCATTAACACCAGACCTTTGTTTTGAAATACTGTCGGCTTGTTTTACAACTTCAAATGCTCTTGCTGAACTGATTTCTGCAAATGCACTACCCTTTGATTGATTTTTAGGTGCAAATTTAACATCCAATATTTCTTCTTGTGTTAATAACATAGACAATGGTGCAAAATTAAAACCAATTAAATTTTGAAAGAATAGGTAATTAGGTGCTTGTTTTTGGTCCAAACTTCTTTTTGCACACCATTCTATGGCTTCAATTGGTCTTAAATTTGGGATAACTATATTTCGAATACCAACAGTATCTTCAAAAATGCCATCCGATTCTCCAGATGGAACACCCAAATAATCTTCTAAAATTTTCTCAACAACTTTACCATATGTGTTGTCGTATGACTGATTAACTCTTTGTTGGTCTGAATACATCAATTCATCGGAACAAAAATGTAAGATGTAAAGTTCGCTATTTAAACCATCATTTTTACGAGTAGATTGTTTGTAAATGCGAAATGCTTTTTTAAACGAACCAATATCAGAATTACTGTCTTTAGCAATATCAATTAGAATAGATTCAGAACCATCAAACAATAAACTGCCAGACAAACCTGCAGCATCACGGATTAAAATATTTCCACTCATAACAGGCAAAAATAAAGAATCGAAGATGTTTATTTCTTCATAGATGACCGAAATATCAATTGGCCCGGCTTTAGTAACAATCGTCAATTCATTTATTTTGAATTGCGTTGATTTACCCATTGTTAAACTCATGCTTTAATGACCTTCTTAAATTCTTTTTCTACCGCAGTAACAAATTCTGGTTTTAATAATTTAATAGTTCGTTTACTATCATTAACTGCAATTTCATATTGATAGTATGATTGCGTTTCTTTTGATACAATTTGAGTTATTTTACTACCATCTTGTAAATTATAGTCAATATTACTTGTGGCAGTATTTGCATATGTGTTAGCATCCAGTTGAATCTTTTCAACTATTTTTACATCATCTACATTTATTCTTGTAATTACTTTATAATATGCTTGAACATTACTTGGTGACATAGCCCAAGTTAAACCTTTTACAGATGTGTTTGCGGTATCTGCATATTGAGGTGCGGAATATTTTGTATCAATATAATCAACCAATACTCTATCTTTAAGTGGCCAATCAAATTGTGGGTCGTAAATGTCGTTAAACATTAAAACAATCCAATGTCTTTCTGAGTTTTCATAATATTTGGATGCAATAATTTCTGGTGTATCGCCATCTTTGATATCGTATTTGTAAAATGCGGAAGAATTTTCTTTAAGTGTAGATTCAAATCCAAATCTTGCAATAATATTTGTTACAGTATCTAAACCTGCCGATGAGTTGTTGGCAGTATAAAGTGTTTTTGGAAAGTAATTAAAATATTTTGACATTAACTACCTCTTGCCAATGTATCTGCATTTGCGAAATCATCTCTAAAATCTGCCTTTGTTAAGTATGTCATTTCTTGGAATTGCAATGTAGCTTGAATTGATACTGGCATACCTGTGCGACCCAAATAAGGTTCGTTTTCACCAGGTGTCTCATATGCAGCCCAACCATTTGGTGCATAGTTGATATCAAGTGTAGTCAATACGCAAGTTGCAATTTGTGGAATGTTAGGATTTTCTTTACCGGAATTATAAAATTTAATATCAAACTCTGAAGGAGGAACTAAAAAACCTCCTGCATTTTTCATTAGTTCTGGTGCTTGATGGAAACGAAGTCTTTCTAAAATTCTTTGAACTTCTAACGCTTCTCTTTCATCTCTCGGATAAAATGTAAAATCAAATTGGAATGTTCTAAAATTAGGAGACTTGTAAACCATTTCCAACATTGGATTTTGCACACGACCTGTTGAAGCTAAAATTGCTTGACCTGTTTGAGCACTACCTAACGCTTCTGCAACGGCAGTACCTGCTTTTTGTTTACCAATTTCTGTGGCAGTTTTACCTATCGCACTAAGACCTTCTGCACCACCATTTTGGAAAGCATCATAAACTGATTTACCACCGGCAAGTGCTTGACCACCTAATTCACTACCTAAATTCAATTGGTCATAAGATTGTGAATAATTGTATTGTAATGTGTCTGGCATATACAACGCAATTGCATCTGTTGTGAGTTTAGTTGTTCTTAAAAAATCTAAACTACCGCCAGTGATTCTTTTAATTGAATTATCGATAAGTGATTGTGTGGCAACAGAACCACCACCTAAACTGATATTTGCTTGGCCAAAAATATTACCAATACCACCTGTGATACCACCAATAATACCACCTGCGGCTTTACTAATTGCACTTGTAATACCACTTAAAACGCCGCCTGTTTTTTGATTGAGTTGGTTTAATCCATTATTAATTTTACCCATTAATTCATTACCAAAATTTGTTGCTAATTTTTGTGGGTTGGCCAAGTTTGCTAAATCAAAAGCTGGTCCTAAACCACCACTAGCACCAAAATCGGAAACTGTGGTTCTTTTAAAACTAGACTCTTTCTGTTCACGGATATAAAAAATAACATAGTGTGATTTGTCCGTATTACCAATATCTAATGGATAACGGAGTGTAGTTCTTTCAAATTGACTGCCAGAAAGGCTAGACAAAGGACCTATTCTGTTTCCAGAACTTTTATTAAAAGATATGTCTGAGAATCCAAAAAGCGCCATGATTGTCCTATGAAGGGTTATAGATAATATTTATGTCATACAAAGGATGGTTTCGTCCAAGAAACCCAAACAAATATAAAGGCGATGCCTCAAACATCGTCTATCGTTCCAATTGGGAACTTCGGGTAATGAAATACCTTGATGAAAATACTGCCGTCATATGGTGGGCATCTGAGGAGTTGCCGATACCTTATGTGTCGCCAGTTGATAATAAAGTGCATCGTTACTTTCCAGATTTCATAGTCAGGATCAAACGGAAAGATGGCTCCGAGCAGACTTCAATACTAGAAGTGAAGCCGTATAAACAGACGATGATGCCAACTCAAAAGCGCAAGACCAAACAATACCTATATGAAGTTACCCAATACGCCATCAATCAAGAAAAGTGGAAAGCTGCCACTTTGTTTTGTAAAGAACATGGATGGCAGTTTCAAATCATAACAGAAAAAGAACTTGGCATTTGAGATAAATACTCAAATGGCGAAACCACTAATTGACAGAATAAAAACATCGTTGGCGAAAGAAGGTCTTACGCCAAGGACAAATGCGGCTCGTGCTTGGTTAAGGTCTAAAGTTAAAGACTTATCTCCAACACCAAATTCTATTATGCGTGACCAACAAAGACTTCGTGAGAATTCTATGATTGGTCGTATGTATTTTTACTTTTACAATCCAAAGTGGAAAGATTCGTTGCCATATTACGACAGGTTCCCATTGGTCATTCCAATTGAACGATACCAAGACGGTTTTCTAGGGTTGAATTTACATTACATTCACCCAAAGCAACGAATTATCCTTTTAGACAAATTGAGTCAAGTGGCATCAAATAGAAACTATGATGAAAAAACTAAACTACGATTAAGTTATAGTTATTTAGCTAGTGCTTCAAAAGCATTTGAGGCTATGCCTTGTATTAAACGATATTTATTTACAAATATACAATCCCGTTTTTTAGAAATAACTGCTGACGAATGGGATATAGCGGTAATGTTACCTGCTGAAAACTTTGTTGGTGCGACAACAAGCAAAGTATGGTAAGATTCTAGGAAAAAATTCTAAATGTCATTTTCACCAAATTTATTTTTATCTAATATAAGAGCAAAAGATGGACTTGCAAAACCTTCCCGTTTTGAAGTTGTTCTTCCTATTCCGCCTTACATTAATAGTTTTGTTGGCAATTCAGTTATTGAAAAAATTTTGAATTTTCCAAACTCCATTTTCTCAGATGTTTCAGATGCCATTGGTTCTGCATTTGGCCGTGGCGGTGAACAAGATGAATACTCTAAGACTTCAAATTCATCTATGTCAAGATACTTAGCGCTTCAATGTGAAAGTGCAGAATTACCAGGTAGAACACTACAAACTGCCGATGTAAAAATTTATGGACCTACATTTAAAGTTCCATACCAATCACAATACGGTGACACAACATTAACATTTTTGTGTACCAATGAATTTTATGAGCGTAAATTGTTTGACCGTTGGATTGAAGCAATTCATCCTTCTGATACAAACAACCTTAGATATCCAAAAGGAGAAAAATCCAGATATCTAACTAATATTAAAATTATTCAATATGATGATTTTATTAAAAAAATTTACGCAGTAGAATTGATGGATGCATTTCCAATTGGAGTTGCACCACAACAGTTAAGTTGGTCTGAAGATGGATTTCACAGACTATCTGTGCAAATTGCATATCAAAGATATAGACCAATTTACGAAGGATCCTATGACCTTGCCTCAGCGGCAACTGCGTTGTTTGGTTCTGCATTTTCGAGAATTTTACCGCTGGGTAAAGCATTTTAAAAATTTATAAAGCGAGGATATTATGGCACTACCTAAACTAGATGTACCTACCTTTGAAGTCAAAATGATTTCAAGTGGTAAGACTATTCGTATTCGTCCGTTCTTGGTAAAAGAACAGAAATTATTTCTAATGGCATCAGAATCAGATGACCCAAAAGAAACTATCCGTGTGATTAGACAGGTATTGAAAAATTGTATTTTGGACGATATTGATGTTGACCAATTACCAACATTCGACTTAGAATGGTTGTTCATGCACTTGAGAGCGAGGTCTGTTGAAGAAATTGTCGACCTCAAATACAAGTGTAATAACATGATTAAAGACACCGAAGGTGATGAAAAAAAATGTAGTGGTGTTGTAGATTTCAAATTGAATCTATTAGAACTGCAACCATTTAAACATGAAGCACATTCTAACAAATTTAAAATTACTGAAAAACTCGGTATTTGTTTAAAATATCCAACTTTTGAACTCATTGAAAAATATGAAACAAAAGATGAGAATGAAGTTATGTTAGATATTTTGGTTGATTGTATTGATTACCTTTACGATGACGACCAAATCTACTATGCAAAAGATTCTACAAGAGATGAATTAAAAGATTTTGTAGATAACTTACAACAAAAAGATTTAGAAAAAATTAAAAACTTTTTTGAAACTGTACCTGAAATTAAGAAAGACTTAAATTTTGAATGTCCTAAATGCGGTTATCACGAATCGATAACTGTGAAAGGTTTACAAAATTTTTTCGTCTAACTTTTCGTTATGATACCCTGAGAAATTATTATGAAACTAACTTTGCTATGATGCAACATCACAAATACAGTTTAACTGAACTTGAAAATATGTTGCCATGGGAAAGAAGCATTTATGTGGGTCTGCTTGTTGATTATTTGAAGAAAGAAAAAGAACGCTTGGAATTGCAAAAAGCCTCAAGAAGAAGATAGTAAATGGCCGCTAATAAAAAAACAAATCTCTTAGACATACTTGCCGGAGAACTTGGTTATAAGTCTGGTAAAGATTTAAAAGAAAAAATGAAATCTGGCGGAGGTGGCTTAAAAAGTCGCCTAGAATCTGGCGAAGGCATCAAAGAAGCGATTAAGGGTAGTGTTTCTGATTTTAAAGGAAACATTAAAAAGGCGACAGACCCAAAACGATTTGGTAAAAAAGTTTACATGAATTTTTTTGGCGGAGACGATGTGTTCTCCGCCTACATGCGTGGTAGACTTAATAAACAAACTAAAGATAAAGTTGGTAAAGACGATATATCGCCTACACCTGATGCCGCAGGAAGTGGTGGTGGTATCGACCAAGATGCGGTTGCATATCTACGCATCATTGCAAAGAGTTCATTATCACTACATCTCATGTCCAGAGATGTTAATGTTCTTCGCCAAAATATTGTAAAACTTACAAAGATTGAAGCCGATTCTTATAATAAAGATAAGAAGAAAAAAGACCAAGTTGAGGCAGTTGGTAAAGCAGATGCGTTCTTTCTGAAAGAGGACGAAAAAGAAGCCAAGTTAGAGGCATCTAAAAAGAAAATACAAGGTGATAAACCTACTCAAGTAAATAAAGAAGGAAAAGAAAAAGATTCTGGTGGTGGTTTATTGGACACTATCATTGGTTTCTTTAGTAATAGCTTTCTAGGTGCATTTAAAGGACTTTTAAATCCAAGTGCGTTATTAAAAATTCTTGGTAAAGTCTTTATATTTGCAACAATTTTCTTATCACTATTCAATGGCATTACTGCGGCATTCGACCGTTGGAAAGAAACGGGAGATTTAAAGGAATCAATCATTGCCGGTCTTGGTGCAATTGTTGATTTTCTAACATTTGGTTTTTTTGGTGAAGATTCTGTTCGTAGTTTATTTGGTTCTGTATCTGCATTTTTAGACCCTATTATTGATACTATTGGTGGTGTAATTGATGGTTTGAAAAATTGGGTTGTCAACAATGTTGGCATTCCAAAAATCTCATTGGGTAGTATTAAGAACCCTTTCACTGGTACCGTATATGATTTAGGTTCAGTTGGTCCTTACTACCCGTTTAAAAAAGATCCATCTAGTTCTGCACCCGAAAAGACTGAAAAAACTCCTGTAAAAGAAACGAAGGAAGTTAAAGGTGCAACCGAAGAAGAAGCCGCAAAAGCAAGAGCAAAAGCGGCCGCAACAGACCCACGCAGAGTAGACCAACCTGCGGCTGAAACTGCAACTGTATCACCTACACCTACACCAAAATCATCTGATGCAAGTCAAGTTGAAAGAATGAATGGTGAGAAAATTAAACTCCCATCAGGTGTAACTTATAATGCACAATCGGGTGATTTTATCTATAATGGTGTTCCATTTAAAGCAGAATCACAAGATGAAATGGACAACTTTGTTAAAGCAATTAATAACAAAACAGTTGTTGAAATGCAGTCCAAAGATTCTTCTGGTGCATCAGTCACTAAAGTATTAGATGGTACAACAGGTGATGTATCTGTAAAACCACCTAAACAGGAAGCACCATCACCAATTAAAGCGGATGCAAATGTTACAGTTTCTGGAGCTCCAGGTATGGATGGTGCTTCTGGTTCTCAGGGTGCACCAGGCAATTCTGGTGCTTCTGGTGCTTCTGGTGCCAACGGTGCTTCAGCAGAAACATCACCAAGTGCAATGTCACCAAGTGCAAGTGAACCTTCTATACCTTCTGGTGGCGGAGAGTCACCACCATCGGGTGGTTCATCACAAACTGCACCGGCAGCAAGTGAGACTTCACCTACTGAAGAAAATGCACCTGCGCCAATGACTGCATCTCCATCGGGTTCAGATTTAAATTCCGCATCAATGGCAGTTGCAGAAGAACAGAGAATGGAAGCATCTGCGGATGAAGGGACAACTATTAATAATTCTACAAACAATAGTAACACATCATCACCTGATAAACCAAATACACAAATTGCCGATGTTTATGATTCTGAATTTGCCGCACTATTAGTAGGAACATAATCAATGGCAGATAAGTCACCAACCCTAGAAAAAAAGGGACCTTCTTCTGAATTGGCAAATGAAGGTGGAACATCCGAAGCAAACGCCTACTTCAAAATAATCGCAAAGAGTATGTTGTCCTTGCATCTAATGGCAAGAGACATGAATGTTGCTCGCCAAAATGTCCAAAAATTGGTGAAGATGAAAGGTGGAGAAGTTGCTAAAGGGGCAGATGCACATTGGTTAAATGAAACAGATGCAGAAACTAAATTAAATGTAGATAAAGAAAAACTTTCACCTACAAAAGTGGAAGAAAAAGAACCTACTAAAAAGAAATCCATGTTAAGTAAACTTGGAGAAAATCTTTTTGGTGGTGGAATAAACAAACTCAAAAAGAACTTATTGCGTTATGCAAAAGTTATCTTCTCACCTAAAAATCTATTAAAGATATTAGGTAAAATAGCATTACCATTAACAATCATTACTGCAATATGGCAAGGCATTACTGGTGCTTGGGATGCTTATCAGGAAACTGGTAGTATTTGGGAAGCATTTAAAGGTGGTATAGGACAAATTGTTGACTTCTTCACATTTGGACTTATCGACAAAGAAATGGTCGGTGGTTTTATGGATAAAGTTGCCGATTTTCTATCACCCGTAACTGATGCAATCAAAACTTTTTTTGGTAAATTTTCTGATTGGTTCTCTGAAAAATTCAATGCAGTAAAAAGTTTCTTTGGTGTGAATGTTGCACCTTCTACAAAAGTTGTGGAAGTTAAACAAGATGAGCAAGCCGCTAAAGATTATGAGAAATGGAAAGCGGAACAAGAAGCCGCTATTAAAAAACAAGAAGAAGATTTAGCCAAGTTAAAGAAACAAGAAGAAGAAGCTCAATACACAGGTGGAGATGAGATTGTCCGTAAACGAATGGGTTTACAGGAAAAATCTGCTGAGGTTGTTCAAAAAGAAATAGAAACTAAGAAAGCCGCAGTTGCCGCAACAGGTGCAACTAAAGAAACAAAAGCGGCCGCAGTATCAGGTGGAAAACCGCCAGCAACAGCACCGACTAAAGAGGCAGCTGCCGGTCCTGCGCCAACGATTTCGGGTGGCGACAAATGGATAATGGAGATGATTAAACAACATGAAGGTGTTAGATTAAAACCTTACAAAGACACAAAAGGATTGTGGACTGTTGGTGTTGGTCACTTAATTGGTGACGGCAAATCATTACCACCTGAATGGGACAGACAATTTACAATGGAAGAAGTTGATAAGTTGTTTGCACAGGATTTTGCAGAACATAAGAAATGGGCGGAAAAATCACCTGGATGGGACAAAGCAAATCCAAAGGGTCAAGGTGCATTGATTGATTTAGCATTTAATATGGGTGGTGGTTGGTTTAAGAAATTTAAAAATGCCTCTTCTAAATTGGCATCAGGAGATTTCAAAGGTGCCGCCGATGAATTGATTGATAGTGAATGGTATAAGCAAGTCAAAGGTCGTGCAGTTACCATTGTTAATTTAATTCGTGATGGTTCAGGTGGTTCTCCAACACAAGTTGCTCAAGCAAAACCATTAAATGTTCCGCCTCCTGCGGCAACAGGAGGAACAACCGCAGCTGCAGGACCTACCGGTGGTGCGGGAGGTGGCGGTGGTTCACTTGCATCTTTAGTTACTACACAATCAGGTGTAGATTTAAGTGCGTTTAATTCTGAATTTGAAAAACGAGTTTCCACTATGGCGGCAGACTTCAAGGCCAAAATGGGAAAACCACTTCTCATTACTTCAGGTTATCGTAGTAACGAAAAACAAAAGCAACTTTGGGATGAAGCACTTGCAAAGAATGGCGGTGATGCGGCTAAAACAAGAAAATTAGTTGCAGAACCGATGCCACCTTTAGGACAAGGCAAAGGAAGTTTTCACCTTACAGGATATGCCATTGATATTAATTCAAAAGGTGATACTGGTATTAACTCACTTGCCGGCAGTAGAGATAAACCTACTGGTTGGTTGGAAAAATTCGGATTAACAAGACCAGTTGCAGGTGAAGATTGGCATGTCCAAGCAACAGGACTTGCACCAACACCAGACAATCCTAATAATCCTGGTAAAACAATTGCGGTTGCAAGTAAGGATGGAAAAGCAACCGATGTTGCAACCGGTAAATCAGAACAAATTGCGGGTAATGCACCATCCACAGGAACACAAGTGGCACAATCATCTGCTGATGTAGCATCTGGTCAGAGACAACAACAGAAGCCAAATACACCAATTGTGATGAATAATAATACAACCAATGTTACATCGGTAACAAGAACCACGACTACGCCACAACCAAAAGAACAACGACCTGATACCGCAGTTAACCTAGCTGCGAGGGTGGCATAAAAAAACCCGGCATAAAGCCGGGTCAAGTAATTAAAGGACTAGTTAATTACTTTGTTTCTGCTAAAGACTTAAAATAATCTAAATCTTCGTCATCTTCTGAAATTGCTTTGTCAATTACAGATACATCATCATCTTTGAATGAAGAAACAACATTGTCAGTTGCTTTGGTTCTAGGTGCAGCAGGTGCGCCATCGAATCCAAGAACTTTATCAAGGCGTGTTTTCAACTGTTCATATGACTTAAATTGTTTCTTCTCAGAAAACTCTTTAATGCCAAATTCACGCTTCCACAAATCTTCAAGTTTGGCATCATCGCCATCAAACAGAGCAGACTGGTCAGCAAACTCTGATTTATCATAATTACGATAACCTTCAACATTACGAATCTTCAACTTGAAGTTAGCACCTTCCCACATATCAAATGGGTTGATTGCTTTCTCATCAGCAAACTCAGGGTTCATTGCTTCTGTAATCTTATCAAAGATTTTCTTACCAAACTTAAACAGTTTGATTTGACCTTCGTTTGATGGATTGCTTGGGTCAGAAATGACCAAGATATTGGCAATGTAAGAAAGTTTGCGTTTCTGTTTACGAGCAATATCTTTGTTTGCTTCGATGCCAGAATTCCATAATGTATTGTTGTGTTCACAAACTGGACACTTATCGTTTAGAGTTGTGAGACAGTTATCAATGAACCAACCGCCTGGTCCTTGAAAGCCGTGTGAGAATACACGAACCCAAGGAAGGGCATCATCACCGTCAGCGGCAGGTGCGGGTAGAAAACGAATAACGGCCATGCCATTACCTGCTTTATCTACTTCGGGTTGCCAAAATCGGGTGTCATCTTTTGAACCAGCCTCTGCATTAGACTGGGTAGAAGCTTCAATCGCTTTGGTGAGTTTGTCCAAATCGGAACGATTGCGCTTAAGGTTTGCAAAACTACTCATAGTATTTCCTTTCGTATAAACGGAGTATTAACGGTGTATAAACAACTTATCCACATATTCATAATATATCAGATATTTAGTCATCATGCAAGCAAAACTTTCAACTTTTCAATAGTATCGCCGATATCCTTGTGATGAATACCGATACCACCTGCTTTGTTGAATGCCTGAATAACATCCAAAGTATCATCTATCAATACGATGCCTTCGCCTGCATAATCTTTCTTATGCTTACGACCAGGCACCACATTTGGTTTAAAAGCAATTCCTTGTTTCTTCAACCAAATTCTTTTTTGTTCTTCAACTTCTGTATGATATTTTTCACCACCAGAAGAAGTAAGAATCTCAATTTCAATATTAGGAATTGATTTTACAAATGCAATCAATTCTTGACCACCTGGCCACCATGAGAGAAATTCGAAACCTCGCTTTTCTAAAATGAAGTCTGGCCATTCGTTTGTCCATAGTTTCTTATCACGGTTTTTCAAAGTCTCTGGTCCATAATGTCCAGAGAAACCTCCTTCGAAATCACACAAGACGCCATCCATATCCAAATAAATCTTTTTCATTACTCAACCTCAAATAATCTTTTTCAATAACAGTTTGTATTTTACTACATCATTTGGTAGAAATGAGGCATACTTGATAATCTTTTTTCGGTAGTCTGGCCAACGAATTGTATCGGTAATCTTTTTATCCCACATAGGAATAAAACCAAGTATCTTGGCAAGTATGCATAGAGTTTCAATTTCAACTTCTTTGCGTAATGCCTTTGTTAATAATACCGGGTAATCACCTTCAGTTTTCAGTACCGAATTTGGATCATCACAACCTTCAAATATCGTCTTACAATCATTCTCAAACACATAGGAAAGACTTTGGAGAACTTTCTTTCTGTGTTTGTATCTTATCTCAGCATCTTCTGTCAACAAGTCTCCAACCCACGCCTTATCATCAACCACAAAGTTAGATACAATAAAGGTAATCAAATCATCTTTATCGGTATACTTGCGAGATAGTTTGTAAAAATGGTACTTGTCTTTACGATTCTCAAATGTGGTAACACTAATATTAGACTTACCATTGTATTTGAAAAAATCATATGAATCTTGTGAGAAATGAAGTTTTAGTGATTGATACAGACTAAACGCTTCATATCCTGTCATAATGGTAAACGAGAACCTTTTTCTTTCAACATATTATTGTCCATTGCATTACCTTCGAGTTTTGATTTTAAATTGGAATTAACTAAAGTTGCCGCTACTTCAATTTCAAGTCCCGTTTGTTTACAATGTTCAACGATTGCTTCGATATAATTATAATCCGTGTTTGCAACTAATTCTTCGATTGATTTAGCAAACTTGGCCATTTCGTCTTTTGTTGGCATTATTTCCAAGTGCCTTTCGGACAATTATCATCATAACAATTATGCGACTTCATTACACTTCTTGGAAGTCCACAAAGTTCACAATTGATTCCTCCACTACCAACATTAAAACCTGTTAGTGTGATTGTATCAATACCACCATTTACAGTAACGGTTGGTTGACCTGCACCATAGTTTATACTGTAACCAGATGGAATCTTCACTTCAACATCTTTGGTTGTAATTGGACCTTTCATCAATTCATTTACAGTCCAGTCCCAAGGTGCAGTATTTTTCGGTCTATTTGCAACACCGTAATCCATCTCATCGTAAAGTTCTTGTGCAGGATCAAATTTAGGTGTTGACCAATCATGCACAGGTTCTTGTGGCGTTTCAAATTCTTCAACACCATCAAAATCTTCGTCCCATTCATCATTAATAACATCTAACTGACCATCAAAAACGAATCCAGAACCTTTTAGAAAATCTTGGAATCGAACCAAGATATCTTCTAAGGAATCCGCAGTAAATTCACTAACCAGTTTATTACCGACTAATTCGCCTCTAATATCTGTTTCTTCCATTATAAAAGTATATTTCATTATTTCACCACCGATTCATAAAGTGTTTCAAATTGTTCATGCACAGCAACTTCTTCATCAAAGTTCTGTTTGTGATAAACCTTAACTAACTTCGCAACCAACTTCTTAGGTAATTGCATTTGTTTGGATGTCTCTGCAATGCTCTCACGAATGAAATCTTGTTCACCATCGATACGAGTTAACGAATCGGAACATTCTCTAATAATCTTAAATAACTTCTCACGGTCTGGTTGAGAAAGTTGGTTAATTGTCAATTGTTGAACTGCCATAATATACTCCTGTTAAAATTATTTTTTAGCGATTGTCGCCACATTGTGTGATTGTGCCGAAGCGGCAAATGCAACACAAATCAAATCATCACTTTTTGCATATGAGCATCTTACTGATAATGGGTCGATTCCTTTTGCAATTGCGGAATCAATATTGTTTGCCATCAATGTTCTATCAGTTACATAGTAATATCCTAATCCTATGACTGACGCCAAAAGAACTAAAGTCAAACAAATAATAAATGTCGAATCTAACTTAAATAAATCTATGTTTTTCGTATTCATTAACTCTCCATACCTTTTCGTTTATAAAAAATGTGTCTGCCTACCGTGGTTGTGTAAATCATATTAGGCCATTTTGGATTAACATAATCAGCATGATAGAACAAGGCACCCTTTGATGGGTCTTCCATCTTCTCATAATTAGCATAAACATATACTGCTAAATTTCTAACATCATTATACAACGAATTTGGCCTATTTGTCAAGACCTGTCCTGTCGATATTGCCTTGGCTCTATCTTCACAATACCAAGAAAATTGGCAAGTGTTACCGGTCTTTTGTTTAACAACACCACAAATGTTGTTTTCAAAACGACCACTATTAACACGGTTCAAAGTAACAAAAGCAACGGCAATTTTACCTTCATCTGGTTCATACCCTGCTTCAAAATACATGTTCTCTGCCAGACACTCAACCTGCGTTTTAGCATCTGCGGTTAAATTATTATAGTATGCCTTGTATGGCAAATTTCTATTTTGGTCTACCATCAAAAAACTAAATGTAAAAATAGTTACAATGGTCACCAATGTGATGAAAATGCGAACTCGCATAATTTCTCCTTAATTAGTTAAGGATTTACGACCAAAGAAGGCCGTAAATCCGATCCCGTATCAGGTGGACTTTTTAATTGTCTTTTCTTGTGTAGAATTGGGGATTTGTTGTGAAACGAAACCGTTCAATGCATTTGCTTTGATAATGATTTCTTGTTCACTTGGGAAGGAAGGAAAACCTGGATGGTCTGGTACTGGTTGGCCATTCAGTTTAGCATATTCGCATTGTGATGCGTATTGATTGCTAATAGATTCACGCTTTCCGTAGTAGTCATCAGAAAGCATATCCTTCGCCATTTTTAGAAGTTCGAGGCGTATTTCGAACGGTGTCATGTTTGACATATAAAACTCCTTTGTGTGTTTTGTGTGTTACTGGCAATAAGTGTGTGTAGCCAGTTACTTATTTATGTTACCAATGTCTTATAACACTGGCAATAATGAAAAAATTCGTTATGATGTATATTAACACAATTAATGTGCGTATTGCGGCAATCTTATCTGATTCGCAATCATTCACACCTTCTTTTTGACCGAGTGCCTTAGCCCACAATCTCCACATCTTACCACGCCCAACTAACGCAAGAATACCTTGTGCCTTTTGTTACTGGTTGAACTCCGTGTGGAAATAAAAATACGGAAGGAAATACAACTGCTGTGCCGGTTTTAAATTTGATTTCTTCGTCACCCCACATAATAAATTCACCACCCTCATAATCATCATTCAATACCGCAAGAAAGGTCATTGTAGGAATACCTTTTGCTTGACCATCAAACAATGAATGAATATGGTCGCAATGTAGTGCCATCAACCTATCTTCACTATAACGATTAAAACGAACGGCAGAATAACCTTGCCATCCATTAAACCAAGGAAACTCTAATTCATTGGTATACTTTCGATATGCATCCCAAATTCTCTGCATCACATATGGTTGTGTAGATATATTACCACCCTCGAAAGAAACATCCAATTCACGATTGCCACTTTGAGTTCCATATGAACCATCAGAAGCATTATAGAATGTGTGTTGTTGCCAATTTACATTGTTCATTTCACTTATGGTTTGTTTACACTTATCGGCATCTAACCAATTGTCATAAACTTTAACATAAGACATTAAATCTTTTTCCATAATCAATCCCACAAACCTTGATAATATTTACCAAACAAACGGAATCCATTCTTCATTCTATCTTCAACAATTTGCATACCATCGTAATCGCATTTATATGTATGATTTGGTCCATCTTTCATTTGCGTGAACTTGTGTTCACCTTTTGGTACTTCGTTGCCGTCTTTGTCAACAGGCACCCAAAGTATATCCATCTCACCAGAACGATATGCATCTTGCCAAGAATCATCAACCTTGTGCTCAAATGCATATATCATTTCTTTGAGAACATAATCCCAACGCTTGAAATGGTTGTCATCGGTGTCCCATTCGTTTTCTTTTGGTGGTGCAGAAGTTGATTTTAATTCTTCTGGCACATCCTCATCATCAACAAAAGGCGCACCGTGTTTTGATTCTTTCAATTGTTTCAACATTGGAAGAATGATGTATGACAATGTGTGATCCATTGACCAAGTATCCCATCGGTCAATTTTTACATAATCAATCTTGCGGTCAACTTTACTCCAAACCCATTGAATTGCTTTACTGATAGGTAGAAGGCGGTCAGACCATTTCTCAACCCATTCGGGATGTTCGATGTATTTGTATTTACCTTCAAGTTCATCTAATGCGTTTTGGATACTACTATTGCGACTACATTTAGACCAATCTGTCCAAAAGAACATATAATCTAACATAGTGTAAGGACTAATCCAATGGTCTTTATAATTATTAATGTAAACTTTCACTCGACATTTTCCTTATATGATTTAAACTTATCGTAATTACGAATATCCGAAATTCTTTTTCGGCCTGCGGAATTACCCAACCATCTAAGCTGGGTACACATGGTACATCTGCAACTTCTACGAGGTTTCTTTCTTTTGAAATTTGCCATGATTTACCCCTAAATTTGTGGATGGTTATTCTGTTACGAGGAAACCATCCGAAACCCTAAGCTGCGTTTAGGCTGCTAATGCGAACTGTGAGTCGTTTGCGTTTACTTTGATTTAGTTTTTACACCTGCTCTGGTGTGTTGTCCACTTCTATACTTGTTACCCTGTCGAAACTATGCAGGCCCATCAGAAGTATAATCCCGTTTCTTATGTCTCTATATGCTATGGGCATATCGATTATACTTTTGGTGGACCTGGGGGGATTCGCACCCCCGTCCAGAATACTTTTCTAGTTGCTTCATACAACAATTCAATAAACAATTATATCAGAATTTATTTAGTGTGTCAAGTGGTATTTACCAATGTACCGATTTGTCATAGTAAGGTAATCTTGTTTTTTCTCAATGAAAATTTGAGGTAAAGTCTCACCTTCAACGGCAATTGCAATAACCAATTGTTCAATTGGCATGCCTGTTCTTTCTTCAAACATTTCGGAATAGGCAGTTGCTTGCATGAAGTAATTTTCAATGTGATTTTTATCTTTCAATCGAGAGGATGTTTTCCAATCAATAATGGATAAAACACCATCCCAAATACCAATGCAATCACAACGACCTGCAATCTTCAATCTATCTGAGAATAGTGGTTGTTCAATACCATAAATGTCACCAATATGAGTATCCAAATAAGGTCTGATATTGACAAACATTTCTTTAATGTCTGGCATCATCGTTTGCATTTGAAGTGGTGACATTTCATTTAACAAATACTTCTCAACTGAATTATGCAACTTGGTACCACGACCAGATGCTTTACGAGAGATTTTATTTGCTTCTTCTTCACCAACTCTTTGGCGCCACTCCATAATCGCCTTCTTATTGTAAGAGGACAATACAGTAGTGATAGAAGGATAGAATTTGCCTTCAGGTGTTTTATATTTTCTACCAGATTCGGTAGTTTCGGATTCTAAATCAAAATTTAATGATTCAAGTTTAACATGATTAAAAGGCATTATTTGGTCATTCGTTTTGTAATTCTGTCCACATGTTTTTTAACCACTTGAGCGCTTCTTGCCTCTTTAATGGATTTGCGGTGATATTTTTCTCCAACTGGACTAGAAGGATGTTTTTCGGCTACTTTCTGTAACACTTCTTTGAAACCACCGAGTTTTCTGTCACTTTCACGAGCAGAATTAACACCAGACACAATCGCTGGTGCAGTCAATACGGATTGAATATGAGGATTTTCTTTTAAGAATTCTTCACGCTCGGAGATTTTCATAAACGATTCGAATTCTTCACCTGTTTCAGTATCTAAAAAATTATATGTTGGCATTATCACTCATTGGGTTAGCGAACCACAAAGGAACTTGTCTCTTTGTCCACTTCGCAAAATGTTTCTTTTTTTCAATATAATATTTATGATACGATGCAAGAGAATCACCGGCAATCTTACATTCATCAGGCATTGCAGGTGTAGGTTCAGTAAAAGATTTTTCTTGTAGGTTGTGGGGTATCTCCGCAAGAGCACCAATTAACCTAGCACATGCATGAGTTTTACCATAACGATAAGTATATTCTTGCAAGAGACACGCCCACATCTGCATCAGCCAAACATAATTTTGTTTGGACTGTCTAACCCACACGGCAGAAGGATGATTAATATGTGAAGCTTTCATTAGTTGTGCTTCACGGTCATCTTTCAATCGCCATCTTTTAATTCTTCGACCATTTGCGGTAAAATCAATATATTCTTCACCATCAAGAACACGGTGTGCAGTTGACATAAGTTGAGCATATTCGATAATCATCTTAACCACATGTTTATCTAGGTGCATTTCAGCACACTTCTTTGGATGTTGGTCAAGATAGAATATGTTCATGGCAGTTCCTTATCGGTCATTTGCTTTTTCTTTTTCATACCACCTTTATGTTTAACTCTTTCAACTAATTCTTCATCATATTTGGTATCATCTTCATCACGAACAGTTGCCCAGAGCGCATCAAAATCACTTCGCAATTGGCGGTGAATATCTTCAACACTACCTTGTAAATACCACAGAGAATTTTCTGCATCTTCTAAATTGGTTTGTGGAATGCCGCAAGAAATTACTCGCAACATACTTTCCAACGCACTCAATCGGATAATCGAATCTTCAATTCTACTAAGTTCTGACCAATATTTCATTACCAATCTCCGTTATCAATCCAAATTCTAATCGTTAAAAACAAGAACGAAAAACTATAAGTGTGTTCTGCTGAACCCCACTCCGCATTACTTTCTTTTCTAATCCAAGGTAAAACTTTCCAATGCAAAGGGTTCAATTGAAAAATAATACTTGCGCCACTATATCGTAAATAATCAATCATCTTAGTACCCATCTTGCAACAGTTACATCACCTTTTTTAAATACATCACCGGGTTTTCGTCTTTGGCAATTTGTTTGCATTTTCGATTCAGCCTGTTTCAAAGCTTTCTGAACCGTTTCTTGTTTATCCAAGCACATTTCTTCACTTTGAAATTTTTCATATATTGTGAAGTTGTTTGCAGATGCTAACCAAATAACTAAAACCCATTCCATAATTTACTCTTTATCAAAAATATTAGACCATTTTGCAAGTTTAGCCATTTTAGCATTTTTGGCATTATAGACATTCATTTCATCAACTACGCCATTTGCAATTAATAACTCAATCATGCAAAGCAAATCGCCAAGTTCTTCGGTCAATCTTTGACGATTGGTTTTCGCTTCGTATTCAGAATCAAAACCAAATCGAAAACACTTGCTAATTGCTTGTGTAACTTCTGCACATTCTTCCTGTGCAATCAGTAAAATTTCATTTTGTTTATTATTCAACTTCCATCATCCTATTAATATGTGCATCAATCAATCGGGTTCGAATCATATCAGTAATAGTTAAATGTGGCCATTCTAATATGAAAGGACAATGATTTGTCCACCTGTTATTGTCTAAAAAATATTTAAACTCTGCGATATCTTCTTTGTTATGCGGATCAAAATATCGTTTTTGCCAAATATGATGACTTAAACGAAAACCTTTGAGATTTAGAGATTCTTCTATATGATTCATTTTTTAATAAGGATAAGGGGCACGCTGGCTGTCTCCCGACAGTCGCTGTTGTTTAAGAATGAGCGGACTCTGCCTATATGAGACTGACTGCTGGTTGTACCAGACTGACTGCTCGCCATAGAGTCTCGCAACTCCCCCATTTACTGGTTTGATTAAGCAGCTGTTTGTGTTGGAGTAATTTCTGTCACTACCAAATCTTCGGTAGTATCAATCACTTTATCAGCAACAGGTTCTGCTTTCAAGTCTTTTAACTTCACAACAGGTGCGGTCTTAGTTTTAGCCTTGACAATCTTTGTTGATTGACCAGGTTTGAAACCAGACTTAGTAACACCATTGCGGTCTAGGTACTTCTTCATTTCATCAACATTCATTAGTTGATACGCCGTAATTTTACGACCGTCTTTGATTGCCTTAACGACAGCATTGGCATTTGTTTTCATCAACCAAATGTAGGTTGACAAACGATACATGTGGATTTCTTTGCCAAGAGTGGCATCGATTTCATCAACAGTAACGGCTTTGCCGGATGCCATAATCAACATCAATTTTTGAAACGGTGCAAGTTTATCAGATTTACCACGAGCCATAATATAAAATTCCTTTTATCAGTTTAGAGATATAATTGTAACATAGAACGGAACAATTGTCAAGTGCCATACAGTATTATTGCCTAGTATAGACTGTAAATGTTACCGCATCTTCCTTCAGGCAACCAGATTGGCGGGTTGTTACCGACCTGCCGTATTTCGCTGGACGAGGTCCACGAAACTTGAATCGCACAGGTTGCCCCACTACATTGCGAATCAATTTCCTGGTTTTTTCGGAGTATTTGGATATTGGAATATCTTTATACAACGAGGTAAACCAAGGAGGAGACCTAAAATCTTTTAGTGTATATGTTTGCGTTACACTCATGCCAATTCCTTATCACAACAGAATTCTTTAAAATTCTCCCAACTACCAGAGAAAATCACTTCGGTCGGATTCTTCACAACCACTTTATCTTCATAAACATGGTATTCATAATCTTGCCAACAATCTGTATCAGTCACGGCATGGATGTAGAACCCACCAACACTATTTTTAAAATTCGCAATCATTTGAGCGGCAAGACAACCCATACCATTGAATTGTTTAGCATCTTTATCTGAGTAGCCGTTTACCATTTCACCAGAACCTAAAAATTCTGCGAGTTCTGTGCCATGACCTGATGGATAACCATCGAATTGGCGATACATGTTGATGATTGCTTTATCACCATCATACACAAAAGTTAAACTACGAGTTCCCATTTTTTCTTTCTCCAAAAGTTTTCATCCATTCCAAAACCACATCTCTTGCTTCGTATCGGGTCAAACCAAACGCTTCTTGGATATACACACCCGAACCAAACATATTCACTTGACCACTTTCACGCAGGTCATCCAAATATTGGAACATCGTTTCTTTTTCACTAATTACCATTTTAACCCCAATCTTTTCTATCATAAGTTTCATTATAACCCGCCATGTAAGCGGCAACTTCTTCACCACTCATATCCACTTCTTCAATTTTTGTGGAACTGTATGTGTCACCAGTAAAATAATGCGGGTCAGCAGGTCGATGATAATAAGCATCGGCAGAACCACGGTCATAAGCACCACCATGTCGAGTAAAAACTTCACGGCGACCATATTCACTTTTTTGATTTTCATATACAATTTGCATTTTAAGCAGCTTTCAACATAAATGTAGGATACTTCACAAAACCAGAGGTGTCTTTTTTCGCTTTACCTTTGGCATACAAACCAACAACAACGCCTTTTGGATCCAAGAATCTCAAATCACTTTCATCACCATTAAACACAGGACGACCCATGTAGGTTTCTGGCATCGGTAAAGTTTTCTTGATACCAAACACAGTAGCGATATTGTAACCTTGTGCAATAGCAGAATAAACATCGGCATCATTACCATCAGCGGCAGAAAATGTCAAATTGTAATTGGCAATTCCTTTAACCTTACGACCAAGAATTTTGGTGTAGTCATAAAATTGGATATCAGGAAAACATTCGAAAACATTTTGACCAGGAATCATATCATATTTTTCCCACGACAAATCGGATGTGCCATTTAAACGAATTACAGGAATCAAACCAAGTCTTTTGGATTGTTTGATTGCCAATTCAATATCTTTTTTCAGAGCAAGCATAAAATCTTGGCGCTGTTCATAAAACATTTTGGTTTTACGAATTCGTGCTTTTTGAATAGCGTTAGTGGTTTCGCCTTTTTTAAACATACCGCCACGACCAGCAGTATTCAAACAAGCAGATTTGCAACCAGAGGTTGCTTTTGGACAAGTATTGTAACCAGACAAGTCAGCAGGTGCGAGGTGTAAAATGTAGGTATTGTAACCTGATTTTAAACCTTTTAAAATCTTAGGGTTTCCAGTAGATAGTAAATTCATAATATAGTCGCCTTTTTCATCATCATAGGAGTATTATATCAGCAAAGTGCCGAATTGTCAACCAGCCTAGGCATGGTTTGTTGCAGGAAAACAACACTTGCTAACCTATTGATTTGTAACACTTTTTATCTACGCATTTTTGCTTGATCCAACGCTTCTTCTGCATTGAAAATTGGCACAGCATTGGACTTATGCAAAGTACCAATACCAATCATTGCGGTACCTGTATAGACTTTACCATAAACTGGTTTTGTGCAGGAACCTTGCATTGTCTCCAAACTTGGATAATGCGGTGTCTCACGCACAAACGCTTTTGGAGGAGAAAATGCTTTTTTGTCACTTTGTGAGACCATAGGTTTAGTCTCATATTTTTTAAGTAACTGTTCCCAAGAATCACGAAGCTCTCGCTGTTTTGCGGTCGCTCGCTTTTTCTTTTTAGATTTTTGGTAGGTATAAATTATCATTCTTTAATATTTGAAGTGGCGATAAACATCATTACCAATCCTATCACCGCACCAAGTAATTGTGTGGCAAGAATACTGAAGGAAGAATCGGTAGAAGTTTCCATACCGCCAACAGAACCGAACACTAAAAGAAAACCAACAAAACCAATTATAAAATTAATCATACCGACTCCGTTTCACTTTCAACAATTTGCGAATCGAACAAGGCAAAACCAATCTGGTCTGCCAACTTTTCACCGTTGGGAAATTTCGCCAACAGAACCGCAACTTCATTCAAGTCCTTATCGGACATATTAATCAAATTATTGACCACAGAGGTCACCACAAAAGCATCAATTTTTTTCATTACGCACCCACAATCATATTATAAAAACGGCGACCTTGTTCCTTGCTTTGCAAGATATCACAAAAATCGTCATACAAACCATCCATTGAAAAATATCCGTCACGGACATGGTTCTTGCGGATGGACGCTTCTAGCTTTTGCATAGTATCGTCATTTTGAAAATAACGCTTAAGCATATACATAGAATCGGAAACAAAATCATTAATATCAAACATAATCAAACCTTTTCAGTATCCATAATTTCGCACAAAATAAACTTAGCAATATTCAATTGCTTGCGAACCTGATCCTTGGTGAAATAATCACGGTCGAGCATTTCCTGAGAATCAGATAAAATACCCATTACAACCATTTCTAAACCAGATAATTTTGCGGTGATAGAATCCATGTATTGGTCACGGATATCTGCTTCGGTCATTCCGTAGCAATTCTTTTCAAATTCTGTCATAATATGTCCTTTTTTCAATCTATGGAATAATTATATTAGCAATCTGCCTAATTGTCAAGACAGCGCCACGGCATTGTTGTTTTTAGGCAACATAGTAGGAAAGTGTTGTTTTTTAGCAACAGCGTCAATATGTTTGCATTTCCCACGAAAATTATAACCAGTGCAGGTGCAGGAATAGGTGGATCCTGATAGTTCCACGGTATATTGTTTTTCTTTGGATTTTACTAAAAAGACACGGACACCAATTTCTGGTTTTTCCGATTTTAGTAGTTTTGTCAAACCAGGATGATTTGACCGAACAAAGGTTCTATACCGTTTGTCCAATTTGATATTTCCAGATTTTGATATCATTATCGTATCACCACCATTTACTGCATGGGCGATAATCTTGCCTTTATTGTCAAGCAAGTAAGTATGGTTTGCCTGGAAATCGCAATCCCATACCGTAGTTTCTTTAAGAATTTCACTCATACGGCAATCCTAACATAGCCTGAATGAATTGTCAACCAGCTGTGTTGCTAAAAAACAACACTTGTCAAATTGTTATCCTTTTAACAATTGCTGAGGGTCTTCCCGTAATTCTTCTTCAAAATCTTGGAGTTTCAATTTCATCAGCGTTTCTTCAAGGTCTTTTTTATCACCTTGTGCTTTTGAAATTTGAATTTCTAAATCTTGGATTTTGTCTTGTATCATTTTTCTAATTGACATAATCTTCCTTCTCTTGTTTCAACAATCGATAAATGGTCTTATCTTGTTGACGCTTCTTTTGTTGTTTAATCGTTTCATTATCTTCATGCCTTTTAAACTTTGTTTTTATCGGCTTGTAGATTTTCTTACCCAATAACATTTTACCTCACCGCATTAAAAAATATGGTCTGCTATGCCAAGTTCTATTACTTCATCCACAGTCAACCACACATCACTTGGCGGTAGAAGTTTGGTCTTGATTACTCTAGTGGATAAATCGGTACATTCTTTGATTAAATCAACCATGCGGTTATTCATGTTTTCGTTTTCACGCAATGATGCTTTAAGGTCGTGATATTTACCTTCTGTATTGTCTGAAAATTGATGACAGAGAATACTTGTGTTCTTAGCGATATATCTTTCACCTTTTGTTCCTGCCACAAAAATCATAAAGGCTGCACTCATTATATTACCCATTCCAATTGTGCGAATTGGATGTTTTGAATTACGCATCATATCAATCAACGCAAAGGCATCACAAAGGTTGCCGCCAGTTGAATTGATATAAAGTGTTAGAAGTTTTTCACGGTCATCCGTGTTTTCAAAAATAACCCACTTCACGGCCTCACCAATCGATTCTTCATTGACTTCGCCATTAAGAATGTGAATGTGGCTTTTGAGTAGACCAAGACCAATTACATCATCTGCACCTAACGCAGAATCTTCCCGAATTTTAGTTACCATCTTTGTTTTGCCAATTGTAAGCTGTTTGTATAATAGAGATTATATCATGCTTAGGTCGGTATTTCAATATGTCTGAGGCAAAAGAGATATCGGCAAACAGATAAGGAGGGTCTCCTGCCCGTCTAGGTTCATACCGATAAGTTACTTTCTCGCCAGTAATCTTTTCAACAAGGTTAACAATTTCTTGTACCGAGTATCCTTTGCCTGTTCCTAAATTAATAGTCTGCGGTGAATTGTGTTTTGCAAGGTATTCGCCGGCTAATAAATGTGCTTCGGCAACATCACTTACATGAACATAGTCTCTGACACAAGTACCATCGGGTGTGTCATAGTCATTTCCATAAATTGTGAAGTTATTTAGATTTTGCAGAATTCGAGGAATTAGATGTGTCTCTGGTTGATGACATTCACCCATTTCGTTTTCAGGATCCGCACCTGCAAGGTTAAAGTAACGGAAAATAATATAGTTCAAACCCGATTGTTTGATTGCCAGTTCCGCACAATACTTACTACCTGCATATGGGTTATTGAAAGGATTTAACTTATCGTTTTCTTTAATCGCATCGGTCTTTGTTTCATAGACACCTGCGGTTGAAGAATAAATGATATTGTTCACACCCCAATACTTCATAACATCAAGTAATGTGTTTGTGCCAGACGAATTGTTATGATAAAATGTGGTTGGAAATTTTACTGATTCACCAACTTCAATTCTTCCCGCAAGGTGAAAAACTGTATCGATATTTACTTTATCAAAAAGGTGATTTAGTGATTCTTTATCAGTTACATTACAAGGATAAAAAAGGTCGAGATATTCATTATTGGTATGTTCGATATCCAGACCAACAACTTTCCATCCTGCCTGTTTAAGTGTTTTGGCCAAGTGTGAGCCAAGGTAGCCTGAAGCACCTGTTATCAATGCAGTTTTCATACCAATTGTATTCCAGGTCCTATTTGTATCGGTTCGAGTATTTGCGTAGTGTATTGTGAGGAGGTCTTCCATGGGAAATTATCACCATATTTCATTTGTTGTATTTTGTTACCTTCTTCAAAGAATTCTTTATTGACAGAATTTTCATTTCCATCCAGACGATAACACATAGTGTGACTGTTGGTACAATCATAATTAGGAAAGTTTTGTTTTAAGTTGTAAAAAAACTGCCTATCTGCACCCCATTGCCCGTACCAAGAATGACCGATACGAGTAGCAACATCACGCTTAACGGCAAATGAAGATGTATCAATATGATTGACATTGGGATCAAAATACACAGGCCACTTGCCCAAAGATTCGCAATTATCTTCGCAAATGAAGTTTCCATCTTTATCATAAATTTTCCTTAACGAATAAACCCAATCATAACCTTTTTGCAGTTTCTTAACCATCTTATCAATGTGGCAAGGATCAAACCAGTTATCTTCATCGAGGTAACATATAACATCAGCATTGACAAGGAAACTACATGAAGCATATACACGATGACCATACCAACTTTTACCAACATTTTCTTCCAATATCACAAATTTAGTTCTGGATGCACCTTCGCAGGTATCAAAAACTTTTCTTCTGTGGTCATACCCATCTATAAAAATATAATGGGTTAAATTTTTATAAGTTTGTTTATCAACCGATTCGATGCATTTTTGAAGATGCATTGATCCAATCGTTGGTGTTACCACAGCAACTTTCATAATTAATTATAAGCTTCTTGTATTAGTTTGGTTGTGAGAAATTTAATACCTAGGTCTTTCTTAATACACTTGATTAACAATTCTGCTTCATCAGGATGCAATGCTTCTAAAACCGTGGTAAGAATTTTTGTTTGTTTTTCTGGAGGAATATCCGATACACGCTTTGGATGACCGACAATAAACCGATACATTTTAGGCACTTCAAGGTCGAGATATGTAATGTTTAGTCCGGCAGGTTCTGGTGCGGGTCTGTATGTAGAGGGAACAGGAACATCAAAAATAATGTTCCGATTAAATGCGTATTCCAAGAAATCGACAAGTCTTGGATGACGATATTTTTTTAATACTGCAATGCGGTCTTGTTTGGTTTCCGCATTAGAAAATTCTTCAAAAATTTCCGAAAATAGTTTAGCTTCAATCATTAGAATTCATCAATCACTTCAATAAGGTTTTTGAGACGGTTCGCAATCATGTAATTCATAAACTCTTGTTTAGTTTTACCTTTTGCGTTCTCATAGGTATGTAGTATCGTTTCTTTTAAGTTCTCAGGTATTTTTGTCAAGTCAATAAGTGTTTCATTCCGTGAGAAATTACGCAACATCAAATCATTACAAAAGTCTTTTGGTTCCTGATTCATCCAACCAATAATTTTTGCTTCTGTTATCGGTTTCTGCCTAGTCGCAGTAACAAAACAATCATCAGCACTAAGAATATTAGGAATCCCATCACCTTTATCTCCACGAATAATAAGTTGTTTCAGTTGTGCAAGAGGTAGTGGCTCTTTAATGAATTTTTTGAGAATGGGTGAATATTGTTCAACATTAGGATATCTTTGCAATTGTGCAAAGTCTTTATCTGAAGAAAGAATCATAATCTTCTGTGTTGCCGAATACTTTTGCACCAGAGCGGCAACAATATCATCCGCCTCAGAAGTTTCAATCTCAATCACTTTATATGGAGAATGATTCTTCAACTCATCACGGATTTTATTCAGACAATCAAAGATACTACCCCAATCGTGACCAGAAGATTCACGAGCTTTCTTACGACCTGCTTTATAGTGTGGAAAGATTTCACGGCGCCAATAGTTCTTACTATCGCAAGCAATAATAATTTCTGGACCGTGAGTCTCTTTGAACTTTTTAACATAGGTACGAATCGTATTTAAAATCATGTGACGAACCAATGTTTCGTCCACGGCAGTCTTAGACGAACCGATTTGTTCCATGAGATTGGAGATTGCTACCTGATTGAAGTCGAATATAATCATAATATAGTTATTGTATCGCAAAATGCGTTAGTAGTGAGGCAAACTTGCTCACTTAGGGAATGGCCAGTTTGCCTTGCCGTTTTCATCGGTACTTAACTTTGCAGTCGTAGGTTCAAAACCATCACGCTCGGCAATTTTAAATATTAAATCATAAACCAA